GACCACACCTGCGACCACACCTGCTCTGGAAGGCTTTGCAACCAACCTTTAATGAGTGCGGCGGCAAACTGGCATGCCATGGGGCTATCTACGAAGATGATTATAGGACGTTCCATTCCGCAGGCATTATATAACCAGGTAATGCCCTCTTCCGCCTTCTTTCGATCAAGTCGGTTGCGACAGGAAAAAATATAATTCAACCAATGCTCTCGCACCTGATGCATTTTAGCCATCTGTTCTTCGGATAATTCAAGGAGTTTCATAATACTTCGGGAGTTTTGATTTTTTGGGCTTACTGCGCTTGTGCTGCAGTGAAAAATATGGTTAAAAATACTTTTTCGTCTTCAGGTTATAGTCAAGGTCGTTCTGCTGCATGATCTCCTTCAATGTATTGTCATCGACATTTTTGGAGATGAAGAAAGCGTGTATGTTCAGCATGTCCACCGCGAAACCTTTTAGGGTCTCTTCTATTCTTGCTTTTCGCTGTTCGTCGGTTAAGGAACTGTCCTTCAATTCGCCGTTCAGGACCTGAGCTAGGAGTTTCAATTTGCTCATGCGTGGATGTTTGCAGGTTGTAAATAAGTTTGGAATCTAACGGTATCGCGATATTCAGGAGAGACAATAAGTCCATCACCTTTGCCTGTTAGCGATTCTGCGCCCTGTTCGTCCAGCACAACCTCGCTGTCCTTGGCCTTAGGCACATAGAAACAGACGCGAACGGGAAGGTTGACCTTAATGTCGCCCTTGATTGTATCCGTCGATGCCCGCTGTGTGGCCGGTACTACCCGCATGCCGCACGATCTTCCCATTTGCAGGATGCTCTTCAGGTTTTCTTCCAGAGACTTTTCCGTTCGAACATGCCGGTCCTGAATCTTAGGCAGCCCGCTGGCGTATACTCCCACTTCGACAGGGGCATATACATATAGCTCCTTCCCTTTCCGGGCCTTTTCGGCGGCATCGGCAAACTCGTCAAACACAATCAATGTTTTCTTTACGATACCCTTGTCTATTCTCTCTTCCATTTTAGCAACGAGCTTTGCCATAACATCCTCCATTTGAAGGCGGTCATTGATCACAACCGCTCCATCAGCACGGTATTTACCAAATTCTTTTTTAGGGTCCAGAATGACAATTTCTTCAACTCCAGCCATGAGGGCATATTGAATGACATTGTTCAGGAAGACGGATTTGCCGCTGCCTGTGCCACCGCAGACCAGCATGTGAGGGGTAGTAGGATTGTCTAAATCCCAAAAGACGACGTTGTTGAAATTGTCCCTACCTAAGGGTATCTTTTGCTCTTTAAGGTCGTCGGGGTTGAAATCCAATATCCTATCCCTGTTCTTCTTCACCTCAATGCCTACATAAGATTTGCCCTTGTAGACTACAAGATTTTTGGACATACGGACATTTTCTACATTTAGCCCATTGGCAATCTCCATGCGCTTGTTTCGCACTGAATCGATTTTGATGCCGGCGCTTACTTCCAGAAGAAATGTGTTACTGGAATATCCTTCGAATAGGTGGGCGACCCTGGCAGTGATATTAAACTGACGGAGAACGTGCTCTATAATTTCGGACTGTGTCATATTTAAAACTGAATAATCGTATTGAATAAATGTGGCGGCTTTTTCGCGAAAGGCTTTGATCACCTGCGGTGGTATCATTTGCACATTGGCGTCTCGGACCTTCTTTAGCCGTTTGGCGACCAGTTCCTTTTTGCCCTCTTCTACGTTAAAATCCTCCACCTCGCAGATTTGGACGCGGGACCAGAAGTCCATCAATTCTGCCATATCCACGTAGTTGTCGTCCAGGTTTACCGTATAGACATGGTCCGGGTCCTTGACGGCGGAGATCAGCTGTCGGAGATTGCCATATAAGAGTAGTTCGTACAGGCGCCGCGTATTGATATCCAGGTCTACTTTGACGGGCTTTATTTGAGCGGACTTGTCTTTGTTCTGGCTGTGTTTATTCTCCATGAACCAGACTTCGTCTACGGTCACGCCTCTTTTTGCTTCATAGGCCAGGGCATAGATGATCGCCTGCGGGCCGATAGCAAGCGACGCCTCTTTCTCGTCTGTGTAGGATGTTTTACTCTTGTGGTCCACCACCGCGATCTTGCCCTTTTTAGTCCGGACAACCAGGTCAATGACGCCATTACAGGGCAAGGGGATATCTACACCATTGATGGTCAGCCATTCGCTGAACTTACATTCTACATCCAGCACTTCTGCAATTTCATCCTCGTAGGTATAGCGCTCGGAATAAAAGTTCCTTAGCAGGCTATTGCTGGTCTTCAATGCTTGTTCCATGGCCTGCTCCATCGTAGGCGTTGTCTTTCCGAGCTTCCAGAAATTAGGAGGCGTTTCTTCGAGATATTGGAATGCGCAGGCATCCAATTCTGGGAGGGTCGTATGAACACCGTCCTTCATCTGCGAGAAATACACCTCCAAAGCCTTGTGATATGCTTTACCCGCCATCGTATTAGCCCCGGAGCGCCCGTAAATGCCAAAGATGTATTGCATCTCAAAAGCAAGTTGATTTCTGGCGAAGGCGCTGACCTTGCTATAAGACCAAGAGTTTATCAGAAAGTTGGCGAGTAACACCTCCTGCTGTTCGGGTTCAAGTATTTTGTAGGCGTGACTCATGGCATGTCAACTTTAATCTGTGAACCAGCTTTTATTTCATCCTTCTTTTCCTGGCCAGCCTTAATCTTTTCGTCTACGGTCTCGTTTAATTTTGAGCCAACCACCTGCCCGTCCACATCCTGAATATCGCCTTCAGGCAATTCCATACCTGTGATCTTATCGAAAAGCCATTTACGAGCTTTTCTGGTGGCCTTTCCGATGACTGCATCGGCGCCCTGGTATTGGTTTACCTTGATAGCGAAATCAATGCTCTTCGTCTCTTTTACTCCGCCATAGGTCCACTCAATATCCATTACACATGCAGCGGATGAATCTTTGATGCGTGGCAGCTGGGGTGTGATATTATAGCCCAGGCCGTCAAGCTTGGACAGGAGGTAGCCGCAGCCTTCCTTTGTCGCATACATATTGCCGCCTATAATATTGAATTGGTTGCCAGTTGGCTGAAGTCCAAATAGGACAGCCTCAATAAGGCAATTTTTTACTATTTCCAATGGATAGCCTGGTCCTTTACCACCACCCTGCAGGACGTCCTTATCCGTTTTAAAGCCCAGGCGATTACCTTGCAGGTCCATGATGGGCTTCATGACCTCTGGTGTAAGCAATTCTTTGAGCTTACTGATTGCTTCGGCCACCATAAAAGCCCGTTCGAACCCCTGCAACTTATCATTGCCAAGTACCGATAGGACATTTTGGTTTAAAGCCTTGGCAATTTCGAGTTTGCCTTCATTTGTTTTTGCCATACATTTGTCTCGTTTACTGTTTGTTTTTATCCGCCCGCAGCTGATTCCTGCGGGCTATTTTATGTCAAAGCCATTCGGCTTTTTCTTCGTGATAATGCTCGTCATCCTGGACCTCATCTGCGAAGGTGTGCTCTTCGGGAGCCGGCTGAACAACAAGTGCAATCTCCCGTACAACTCCCGATGCCTCCCATAACTCTACGTGAGCTGTTACGGCCAATCCTTTTTCAAGGATCAATCTGTTCGCTTGGAGCTCGTATACCCTGGCGCAATCCACGCTATTGAATCGGTAACGCAATTCTTCCTTTGAGATCACTTGTAGACGGTGATCCGGGAAGAGGCGGGCGAATTGGAAGAGGGGTGTCATGGGTTATTTGTTTGCTTCTCCTAAAATTGCCTTTGCAAGCATTATCGAATCCGTTTTGATTGTCTCCACCTGATTGTAACTAAGTCCATCCAGCGGGCTCCCAGATACCATCCCCTAGGCAAGCATGAGAGAGGCTAATTCGAGCTTCGTAAAGCCATAATGTTGATAAAGCCGCATTGCGCCAACTTGGTGGCCAGCCTCTAAGCCTGTAAAATCTCCGTTCATTTTTGCTTCTGTAGGGTAAGCTGGTAACTTTAAATTTGCCATGTCTTTGTTTTTTAAAATAACCAGGACGGGCGAACCGCCCCGGTGTTAACTAACGATTGCTTTCCTTATGAATAAAAACGAGTACACTTTTTAAAAGAGGCCCCGCAACCGACGCGGGGCCATTAACCCCAAACCCTATGAAAAAGACCGTCCAATTATTTATGATAAAAATCCTCCGTCGGCTCAACGTAATCCATGGGATCCCATTTGATAAATTTCTTCTTCGAATGCCATAGATTGAACCACAGCTTAGGAATGTTTTCAAAGAAAACGATGATAGTCAAAGCGCATATCGCAACGATCATCATGATATACCAGAAATAGCGCATATAGGTTGAATTTTAGCTTTAGCATCCGTGATCATGTTGCCGCTGCGCCTCGTTTTTGGCCTTTACATTCTCTTCATAGGTCGCGTAACAGATGGCATGAATGAATAGGCAGAACAGGACTACGGCAATGGTGGTTATTACTTCCATGTGGTAAGGATTACATAGAGCACTCCGTAGAATGCCAGGGATAAAATTCCCGTTATCACCAGACCTGTTCCATATAGGGCGAGGTCGCTCAAAAACTGTTTTAGTTTCATAAGGTTGCTTTTTCTATGGATTTGTTAAGTATACCCCTTGTCCTGGGATATAGTGAACCATCGCTGGCCTCCATCGCATTGAGCAACCGAAGGGCTTCCTTTGCAGCTTCCAAAAGATCGGGAGCGGCTGCGATCAACTTCGCATCAGGTGTATTGACCGTCTTGAACCAATGAGCATGATGTTCGCGGCCAGGCACTACCTCGGAAAATTTCTCAGCAGGTTCCAGGACCATATGTTCAGGCCGGGTCGGATCAAGAAATAAAGGCTGCGCGCCGTTCATGCCCCATCTCGCAAAGCCCATGACTGTAAGATCATATGGATTTTTCCCGCCGCACAAATTGATCGTTCTGTGTTTGGCATTCAATTCCCAGCGCCATGGACCAGGGGTGTGCTGCATACTCATACAATGCCCTCCATATTCTTTTTAACACCAGCCCACACCCTTTCAAAAGCCCCCGGCTCCATCTCTACCTCGGGCATCATCTCAGCACATGCTTGTAATACCTTATCGGCTTCGGTCATGCGTTCAGATTGCCAGGTTTCGAGGCGTTCCCGCTCGCATGGGCCGTCATGTGGGGCAAAGTTCCTGGTGTCATATAAGTATAGTGGTCCAGATTCAGCGAACTCGTATGTAGGGAAAGGATAAAATTTGCTGACGGCAACTACCGTTCGTACGTCTCCCACATGAACTTCCGGGCCATTTACTTTGGCGTGATCCGGGCAGTAGTCTTCTTCATTTATGCAGATAACTTTCATGGTTTAGACTTTAAAATTTTTGTTTTCCTCCTTCAGCTTTTCTATCATCAGCCGATAGGCTTCGTTCGTTGATCCGTAGATCAGGATTCTGAGAAATGTTTTCATGTAGGGTATGTTTTAAAAAGACGTTTGGAATGCTCTCCAGCTCGTAAAAAAAGCCATTATCTTTTTTCCAGTTAATGCAGCCGTGGTCCCGCATCTGCCGCAACCTCCCCCTGTTCCAACCAGTGATCTCCATCACCCGTCCAGCCTTGATCCAGGTGCTCTTTGTCTTCTCCTTGACCAACGTGCGGAGCATGCGCTCTACGCGGTCAAGCTGGATCTTTATTTCGGCGTTGGTTGGCTGGTTCATGGCGTTACATTTTTAAGAACCAACGCAATTTTGAATAAGGCCGAGCCAGCATAAATGAAGCGTGATTATCGAGCTCTTCAAAAGAAAAGAATACGCAGGAGCTTTTAAGGCAATTCCCCAAAGTAGCATGCACCCCCTTGTCATTTACGGCAACAACGATGAACCGATGTGTACAATACCCGTATTGCATATAGAATGTGTCCAACTTCCTTAAATCTCTTGCTCGCATACGATTATTTAATATGTTAAGGGGTATTGTGAATGTCGTCTCTGCTTATTATCTTCGCGCCATCTTCCTACTGCACCCGTACCAGCATCCTCGTTAAAGCCTTAGGCATGCGCCTTCTCTTCTTCCAGTATCTGTTCGTCTGCCAATCCAGTTTCTTTTTTGTTTAACCACATCTGATATTCATCGAGGCTTGAGCAAGCTTTTTCCAAAGAGACGGCAGGCTTATTTACTAGCGGGTGGCCCAGGTCTGATAACTTTTGAATCCATTTCCTTTCCAACGGAAAAGCTTTAGCCAGAGCTTGATAAGCATTTCTGGACGTTACCCAGAGAATATCTACTGCCTTTATGCTAATATTAAAATTCAATTCCCTTATCTTAAGCCTGCGTGCGTCGTCACCTTTTTTGGCACTGCTTAAATGCGCCCTTAACCTGGTTTCGAGAGATTTAATGGTGCAGCCAACATAAAAGATTTCGCCGTCCGAACTCGATAGCGTGTAAATTTTGGCAAAAGCACCGAAAAATTTACAGCCCGAACCGTCCAATTCTCCATTGTAAGCCATCAAACTAAAAATTTATGATCTCACGAATTTTCGAAACCGACTTTTCAGATCCACGACCAAGAAGTAAAATCCTGTCCAACGGCTGGCGATCAATACCTATTGATTCCGCACATTCCACCGATGTGAGAAATTTATTTCTGTACTTCTTTAAGGCACTCCACTCCTCCTTAGTCAAGGCCACGCTTTTACGTCTCATTGTGGGTGTGTCCATTTTGTTTTACATTTGTTTATCTTGATGTAAAGTAATGGAAAGGTTTCCAATTTTCCAAATTATTTGGAAAGATTTCTAAAATATTTTTTAATCATTTGATAATCTTGGAATTAAAAGACCAAATAAAAGGAAAGAGAAAAGAGCTTAAGCTGTCTGCGGAAGAATTGGCCACACTGATCGGCGTAAGCAAGGATAATATTTACAAGTGGGAAAAAGGCACAAGGCCAAGCAACCCAGAAGATTATATAAAATTGACAAACTGGCTAAATGGGAAAATGGAAGGCGTTCCAAAACTTGAGGACCGAAAGGAGCCGTCTCCCATGGAACTGCTGGCCGGTCTAACTGAGGGATTTCGGGCAATTGCGGCGACAATGAAAAGCATTGAAAACAAAATGGCCCAGGAATCGACCCAGGCCAAAATTTTGAAGGCGCTCGAAGATCAGGATACTACTTTTGCCAAATCAATCGGAAATCAGCGGGGGCTTGCCACTCTTGTGGGCGAGCTTCTAATGAGAGATATTGCCCGCGAAGCAAAGAACAATCCGGAAAATGTTCAGAAAATTCTTCAAGACTTTTTGCGAAGAATTGGGCCAAAACTGAGTCCAGATGTGAAAGAGAGCATTGGTGCCGATGGGCGCAATTAGCGCACGGGAATAAGGGGGCCATACCGGTCTAGGTCTTTTTGTGTTAAGGAATAAATGTTAAAACCAATGGATAGGAGTAGCAGTAACTTAGTAGGACTTCGGTTAGCGGGAACGGAGAACGAACTTACAATTCTTTTTTATCCGTTGCCAAAAAAATGTAGTAAAGAAACTACTTAAAAATAAAATAATGATGCAGATCAATCGTTGTAGAATTGCACAGTTATCGGCGAAAACCGCACGACTGTAGGCGGATATAACACGATCATTGTGCAAAACGACACACTCTATAAACCCATTAAACCAGAAATATGAAACTCCGGAATCTTCTTTTTTTTGCTCCACTATTTTTATCTTCCTGCTCGGTTGTATTCACGGCGCCTAAGGGGAACTACCCCAAACCGCCCATTTCATTTCGCTCCGAAAAGCCGATTGAAAAAGTATGGGATAATTTGATCGACGTTTTTGCCCAGAAAGGATTATCGATAAAAATAATTGACAAGTCGAGCGGCTTAATTGTTTCGGAAAGAAAATCACTTTCTTTCACCGTAGAAGATAAGAATGGGAAAATACAAAATGCTTCTGCTTTTGTGGTTATGCCGAGGATGACGAACCAAGGATTCAATGCTCCGATCATGCCTTACAATGTCTATGGTGAATGGAACGTGCGAATTAAGCCGGATGGTAATGGCACTTCCATTAATATTAACCTACTTAATTTCAGTGCTGATTATGGCGATCCTAAAAGCGAAACCGCCCTATACTATCAGAAATTTAAATGGAAATACCATGGCTCTTTAGATGGACAGACTACGGGTGTGTTCGAAAATTATCTGGCGGCGGCGATTAAATAGATATATTTCTTTCATTTCTTTTTTTGCACACGCAACTGATCGGCCATGCGCAGGAGGAATATGCTCTCGATGCCAAGCAGACCCGATAGTTTCGCCAATTCATCTACCCTCCACATGCCAGGTTTGGCAATGCGCAGAGTAAGCGTTTCAAAGGCCATTCCCAATGCCGCACATAAATTATGTTTGCCTATTTGTGCGGCGATATCCTCGAAATTCGTAAGGATCTCCGCCTTCACCATCTTTCCAACCTTCTCGTAAACAACATTTTCCATCCGGCTAAGAACGTGGAAAAGAGCCTTTCCTTCTTAGAAAGTAAGCCAATCACTATTAAGTAGTTGCACTTATCTATTGTAATAATAGTATTATACTACTTGACCGTAGAGTTTTTCTACTGTACATTGTATACTAATAGGATAAGGTTTAGTGGTAATGGTTCTGATCAGCAGCGCCGGTGAAGCCGCCGGCGACGTGGCCCTGCCGCTCGGGCCTGCCTTTGCGAATCAACGGCTCCCCGCATGCCCCGGGATGGACGGGCTATAATATATTGAATTTAGAGACCGCCCTTCCCTTCTGGGAGGGGCTTTTTAAACATTGCTCATGCGACAATATTTTCAAGATATCCTCAGTAATTTCCGCTGGTACAGAAAGCGGAAAAAAGGTACCTGGTATTATGTCGTTGATCTCCGGGAATCCGGAGGCCTGCAGGGGGATGTGCCCTTTTGGTGCCGAGATCCTCGGGATCGACATGTGCTGAAACATGAAAGCTGGTAACCCGCCTTTCATCTTCCTCTTTGTTTATAACGGATTTCCTTCCAATATTACTAGTCCGCAGGAAGAATTTATAATCCTTTCCAGGCTTTAAGGGTCTCTCCATCGATCTTGCGGTTGGTTATGCGGTAGTAATTCTCGACAGCTGTGGCGATTGTAATCCCCATTAATTCGGCGCAAGTTTCCGACGAAATGCCGCGGTCCGCGCAGACGGTGATCGCAAAGCTATGTCGGGCGCTGTGGGTGGTGAGATGCTTTTGAATGCCCAAAATCTTGGCGATATTCTTTAGCGCTCTGTTCATCTCCGGTTCTGCCCGGGTCAAAGGACAGGCTCGTATACGCACCAGGTTGCGTTTTAGCGGGGTGGATATCGGCATGGTCACCCATTCGCCGTTCTTTTTGGCTCGGATTCGCACCCGGTCATCCTGGATGTGCTTATCGATATCGAAGGCAAACCAATCGGAGATCCGCAGGCCGGTATAGCAGCCCAGAAGAAAGTAGATGGCGGTTTGACGGTATAGAATATTGGGCGTCGCGTCCGCAAACTCTTCCAGCTTTTTCAACTCTGCCAGGGTGAGATATTCCTTGACCGGTCCCTCATAGACCGGATTTTCATATTGATGGAAAGGATAACAATCGATGATCCTGCGCTTTTTGGCGGCGTTGAACCAGGTCTTTAGTGTGGTCCACAGGGCATGGATGTAATTCCCCTCCACCGGCTTCAGGCCTTCCTGCTGCGGCCGGCGCAGATGAGCTTCATACCTGGACAAAAACTCGGGTGTGATCTCTTCAAAGGCCAGCTGCCGGGAACCGTGGAAAAGCTCCAGCCGCAGGGCATGCTTCCGGTAATTCTCCAGGGTGCTTTCGGTCTTTTTGTTCCGGCACTCCTCAATGAAGTGGTCCACGAAGTCGAAGATGTTATGCAGGTTCCGGGCGCCCCCGAAGTGCGCCTTCACCTGGTCGGCGGTGAGGCTTTTACCGGCCACCTGCTGCTCGACAATGAATTGCACCACGGCTTTTTTGCGGGCTCCCAGATCGGGGTTATATTGCGCAGCCAAGGGGTGGCCGGGCTTGACACATTCACCCCGGGCGTCCCAGTCTTTTTGCTTCAGAAAGATGCCCGTGGCAATGTACCTGCGAATGCGGTTGATGGTCACACAGAGATAGATCGGGTACTGTCCCCGGGTGTTGGGGTCGGCTTCCCATAGCAGCAGTCGAACGGAGTATTTGATCATAATTTTCCTAACACAAAGTAGGCTTTTCCTGACACAAACTAACACATTTAAGTACTTTTTAGCAAGTAAAAACCCGCGACTGGCGCGGGTTTCGTGATTTTCAGCCTTTTAAGTGAGGTTCCGAGCATATCTGAACTTTTGCAAAAAAACATTCTCAATCTGTTGTCGATCAGATCATTACAGAAAATGACCGTTTTTCCCTAACACAAAACTCACGGAAATCGGCTATTCCACATTTGACCCATAGTCCAGCTGCGGCACCTTATATCCTGGTTTTTTCGCCTCCGGAATATGCCGGCGGATGAGCGCCATCATCTCCTCCCGGTCCAGGCTGAAGAGGTCTGCTAGGCGGTAGACTTCCCCGATTTCGATGCGCTCCGGGTCTGTAATCATCAGCAAGAGCCGGCCAGGGCGCACGTGAATTGCTTCCGCCACCCGGGTCCGGGAGATCCAGCGGAAGATATCGCCGAAGGTTTTGATCCGGCCGGCTTCCACCAGCGGGGCAATCGTTTCAAAACGGGGGCCATGCATGCCGCAAAAATAAGAAAAACCCCCGGTAGCTACTCCGGGGGTGCGCTTCTGTACCGGCGGTCTTCACTCACCAGTTATTTTGTCCCTGGCTTATCTTCATATGCCCAGTTGAATCCTGCCAGAAAGGCTTTCTGCGCTTCCTGGTTCTCGGGGAATCTATTCTGTGCGACCTGGGCGCAGGTTATTTGTGTGCCCTTTTCTACTTCAGGCACCTCGATCATGGCCTGTAGCCGTTGTTTTTCCGGGTTAAACCAAAGCAGATGAAGTTCCAAGGGAATAGGCTCAGACGGTAATTTATCCGGCTCATAGCTAAATGCGCCGGCTCGGGTAAAAAATCGGCTCAATACTTTGTCGCGCAAATCTTCACTGCCTTTGAATTCTACGTAAATGAACGGGCGACCACTGTCGTCAATGTCGATCATAATTTTAGATTCCATATGTGTTTTGTTTATCCCGGGCGGAATTGCTCGCGGGTATGGAGGCAAGGTATAACATCGCATTGCTACTTTTTTACGGGTTCCCGTAAAGGCATAAAAAAAGCTACCGGTTTTTGCAGTAGCATTTTCAACCTGTTTCTTATAATTTAATCCTTGGCGATCGTGGCAAAACAGGATTATAAGCATCTCCATCATCTGGCTCCTCATCATTTTCGTCGTACTTAGACCCGTCTATCTCAGCTTTTAAACCTTGATTTTTTTCTTCATCCCAAATTGAAGGAATGACTGAAATAAACGGCTCTGACCTTAGCTTTCCAGTATGATCAATCTTCAAGGGTCTGCCATCGGTATCTATTCCAAAAGGGCAATCCGGGTTGACATATGTGATATGGCACCTTATTTCTTCTTTGCGGTATTCGTATATAGAATTAAGGCCCAAAAGAAGGCATACATGATTGGCCTGCATCTCATAATTACCGCGCATCTCTTTGGTGAATATACCTGCCCTTTTAAATTCTGCATATGGGAAAAATTCTTTCATCCAGTTGGCAAGAACACTATTTTTCTTACTATGTTTTTTCATTACCTCTAAAATACAAAAAAGCCCCCAGATGAGAACACCAGGGGCGCGATGAAAACCAAAACTTACTGCTGCACGAAAGCCGCCGAGCTATAGGCGGCAAAAAAGATAAAGGGGCCCGGGTAGAGACCCGGGCTGTGCCGAAATGCGCTTTTATCTTGGCGGTTTTGAATGCGGTGATAAAATTGTTTGATTATTAAAAGCCCTCATCCGTGGCGCATCCCGGCTTAGACTAAAGAGTTTAGGCGGCGGCTACCGGCTGGGGGTCGCCCAGGGTAACAACCAGGTCCGTTTCTGCTTCACTTACAGGTGCGGAGATCGCCACATGAATACTGGCCGATTTGCTTTTGGTCACAGTCTCGCCTGTATTGGGATCGACATAGGTAGCATCAGCGGTAACCGTGATATCCGTCTCTCCTACTGCAATGCCCTTAATATCCAGGATAGCCGTATCGGGGCCGTCACCGGGATCCACGCTCACCGTCGCAATATTTTCGTCAGCCGACTTGAAAGTCTCGTTGGCAAAAGTTGCAGGAATGGTAGATCCATCTGCATGATTGATCAGGCTAACGACGCCTTGCACGAATTGATTGGGATTGAATTTGCTGCTCATGATAATGCCCTCAAATTTTAGGTTTTTATAAATAATTGTTGAAAAAACGAGTGACGTCCGAGCCGGCTGTCGGGACGTATGTATATGCTGAATTGTTGCCAGCAAGGCGGCGCCTACGAGCATACAGAAAACCACAAAAAGGATAACCACTGTCATAATCTTTCGTTTTGCGGCGCATCTTCCAATGTGTCAAGGCGCCATAATTGCCAGCCGCCTTTGGGTTCAGTTGGAGGGCTCATTTTTGAGCCGTCCTGCTTAACCTGCCCTACCAGCTTTTGCCAGCGGGCCGGGTCGGGGGCCCAGGGTTTTTCAGGGTAGCGGGACTTGCGCTTTGGCATGGCCTATTTGATTTCAGGCCAGTGCCATGTACCAGGCTCTTTATCGCTGGAAAACGGGACGGAAGTACGCCATGCATTTTGCGGAGCATCGGTAATAACCTTGAGATTGACCTCATCATTTTGATATCCTGTATGCTCCCATGTTGCTACGACGATGGCCGGCAGCACATTCTGTTCATTCCCGCCAAAATTTTCGCCCTGCTTTGGTACATATAATACTGTTCTACCAACGGAATATGGTTTTGGTGATTTCATAAAATTTGCGTTCAGTTTACACCCTGTCCCCGGGTTATTGTTACGAAAAATAAAGGTCCGCTTCCGCCTTCCTCCTCGTTACCAAGGCATCCAAAACCTTTCCGCCGGCCTTATTCCATCTGGCGAACTCATCCCTTATGGAAGGGTCGTTCGGATCTACCTTCAGCTTTTTGAGCAGGGTAGATTTCTCGAGGGCGCCGATGCCCAGATTGTACGCGAAGTCTACCAGGGCGTCGAATTGGTTCTGGTTGACCTTGTAGGCGCCCAGCTGGTTGATCACGCCATTTGCTTTGAGACCGACCTGCCAAGCCAGCAGATCGTCAGCCTGCTCTTGTGTGACCTTATCCCCCTCTTTTACCCGGGAGCCGTCGCGGTAATAAGTGCAGCCCCAGCCAATGGTCCAGACGCCTACCTGGTCTTTATAGGCATGAAGGATGCAGCCTTCGGAGGCTTTGATCAGGTCGAGGCAATTTTTTGATGGTGTCATATTAAGCGGTGGATTTAGTATTTGAGGCATCAGATGATGCGTCGGCCGGGTGGTTGTCATACCAATACTTCAAGAGAGCGGCGGATTCGCCCAGGTTTAATTTGCCATCCTGTAGAGCGGTAGCCAACTGACCGGAAAACTCAATCCAGAAAGCTGTTTTTGTAATTGGGTCAGAGGATCCTACGAGACGAAGGATATTCGCTAGGGTCTTATTCGGATCAAGGCCTTTGAACTGCTGAGCTAATTGCAGCTTTTGAATGATAGTCGGCAAGAGCTGTTTTATCTTTTCTTCCAACCCCTTCCCTGCAGCGCCTGCCACGCTTCCGATAATATCTGCGGTATCCACATCAGTTATGACCTTAAGGGCATTGGTTGCGGCGATGGCGGCGGGAAGAATAACGTCTTCAAGTTCATGGCTTGCTTTGCTGAAAAGACTGCCTATCCAGGCGAATACCTTCTTAAAAATTGACATACACTGTGTTTTTATAAGTGAAAAAATAGTTGACTAATTCTTGCTGCTCTGCTGGTCGATCACTTGGTTGGATGGGCTGTATATCTGGCCGTTGCCGAGGATCATTCCCAGACCCTTAATGACGGCTGGAAGAAAGGCCAGGATCAGCATCCAGTGGTTAAGCACCTTATCAGGTAATCCCCATCCCTGGAGCATCGCTACGGTTCCCGGGATAATGAATATGATCAGCGCATTGCTGAGGCGGCGGTACCATAAGGGCGCCGGCTTGTCCACCTGGTTGAGGCCAATTTTTGTGTCAGGCATATGATTTATTTTTTAATCCAAGGGTTTTTCTTACCGTTCCTGCGGATCTCCTTATACTTCGCTACGTTCACCAGCGCCGTGGTCAGTGCGGCCACAATAGCCCCCACCGCTGCGGCGTCACTTAGCGTGAAGTTGATCTTACTGAACGCGGTCAGCATAACGGTAAGAATCGTCAAAAACGTGTTGCTGTGATCAATCGTGTTGTTGTCCATTGTTCTCATGATTGTCCTCCTGTTTTATAAGGAAGGATGAAGGATTTTAGCTTTATGGTTTCATAGCGATAAGGTGAAGGATAAGGCCGACAAACCCGGCGACCATCAGGAACGCCCAGAACCGCTTTTCCTCACGGGTTGCCGTCGTCATAGGTAAAAGTGAATTTGCCGGTTATTGCATCGATGGTGAAACCGACGGCTTTTCGCGGCGGTGGACAGGCGGGGGGCGGGGGGCATGCCGGCGGACCATATACCGTGAAGTAAGCATAGGCCGTGTCCACATAATTCGTAGCGCTGTCAAACGCCCGTAGTGCCACCTGGTAGGCGCCCGGGATCAGCCGGCTTATCCATACCGCCCCGCTGGGCATATTGAACATCAGGGGCGCCAAGCCGGTCGGATATGCGGTTATTTTCCATTGTGTGTTCAGCAGCTTCCCGCTCCCGGAATAGCTACTATCGAAAAGATAAATGGCCGTATTGGGGTAATGAATGCCGGTCGAATCTTGCAGGATCTTCGCGCGGACCGGGGGACCAGAGATCGCCGGCGCCGGCGGGACGTACATCATTGCCCCGAGACTATCCCAGAAGCCTCTCGACTTCCAGGGAACGTCCCAGACGTTGGCGCTGTGCGTTCCTCCGGATATAACCCGGGGGCTATAATAGCCCGGCAGTGCATTCGTCTTCAAAAAAGCGTCATAGGCTAAAAATCCGAGCGTATTATATCCCGGGTCCTGATTGCCGATGTAAGGCCAGAAATAGACCCCGTTTCGGCAAGACCTGAGCAGATTGCCATTCATGCTATTGTCGTAGAGTGCATTGTCGTACCCTCCGTTGGCCATAGGAATGCAATAATGAACCCGTTTTGAGAGCACAGAATCGATCATGAATATCCCCCACGTCCCGGCTCCGCCTTCGCTGAGGCCTGTTGCCCAAACATATTTTGGATCATAGTTAAGCTTTAGGCTATCCAGTATCCATGGTATTATCTGGCTGAGCTGCGCCCGATATGAGCTCTGGAAATTATTGTGTATGGCAACGAGGGCATGCTGGAGAGTGTCACCATTCGGAAGGAGGCTATACGGCAACAATCCGTTTTGTATCATATACGGCAACGAGTTTGAATATACCTGCGTTACATTGAGACTGGTATCCTCTCCTTTTCCCCCTTGCCAAATGCCGAGCCCGCACTTTTTGCCTTGCGCATAGGCTGGGGGTAAGTATATCAGCAATTGTCCCTGCGGCGTTCCGATTTTAAGCAGATTGATGGGAATATCTACCACCTTCCACTTACCGAGGACTGTTCCATTCTTATAAACGAACGTCTGAGGTGTTCCCTGCCCCAAAGACAGTAGCGGCAAAAAAATTAATATGACGATAAGTTTTTTCATGTCAGTGAGCTTTATGGTTTTCCTTTTATTTTAGAGCCCGGCGGCAAGGTGATGTACCCCTTATCCTGGAGCAGAAGAATCTCCGATGACAACGGCCCCAGCGGCGCCAGCTGGTTGAAGCCTGATCCTGCCGGGTTGATGTACCTGCCTTTGAAATAGTTGTTGTAATTCGAGAATAGGGTATTGTATATGATGGACAGCGTCCCAGTCCGATGGGAGGAATTACCTTCAAATCCTACAAATGATTGCCAGCCGGCCATTGATAGCGTATTGATTGAGCCACCGCTTTGTTGGTACTTGAACGGCTTCACGGCGTTGGTAGTTGCATAGTAGTTGCTGTCGCAGGCCTGAAAGAATCCGGTAACCACGGTGTTTGGTGAATATAGGAAGACGAGCGCCTTCGAGGTGTCCGGACATGCCGCTTGGCAGTATTTCATTATAATTCCCGTGATCGGCTGACCACTGAACTGACCATGATAATATTGCGCCAACCCATTATCGTAGGATCTATTGAACAAATAAGTGATTGTGTCACCATGATTGTAAAAACCGGGGCCAGAGTTGCCGATGCACGTGTTATTTGCAATAAGTACCTTCCTTCTCTTTCCATCGATATATATGCCATTACACCTTGTACCAGGGTCAACTACGATGCCTTCGATATTACCGACCCCGTTCGTTACAACATTGGTATCAATAATACCACCGGGAAAATAAGTCGTGCTGTTTTGATCCCAACTGTATATTCCAGCCCCGTCACTCATCGTCATGCAAGCACTATCTACCCAATTCTTCCTCACAATGAAAGAATCATAGGTCGTATAAATGCCGTGGTAACCTATTTTGCGCAGGGTATTTCCGTAGATGTATGCTCCCTGTGCAGGGACGTTAAAGCCTTCGTAATTGCCGACATTACCGGTTGTGCCCATCCCAGGAAGAAGTCCGACGCGTAAGAGCGTATTGCCGATTAAGGCAGAATACTTTGTGATATTATTTGACGGCCAGAATACGCCGTTATTCAGAACGTCTGAGATCGTACAGGCCCGGACAGTATCATGCCAGCTACGCATACCTATGCCATTATAAGCATCGGAGATCGTACACGTATCCAGGAATACATTACCCCCGCCGAAAGGATTCAGGAAGTTATACATGTTCCCGCCGACCATTTGCAGATGGATGGCCTTTATATACGAACCAGTTGCATAGACCAGGGTGTCAACTGTGGATACCTGAACCGTATGTCCCGTTGGTCCGCCGGCTCCGAAATAGACATATACACTATCCTGCGTGCTGTTTACGCACCACTCGCCAAGCGTGTCCAGGTATTTTGGATCGTTGAAATAGAAGAACCCGGTACCGCCAACGCTGGTATATGTAACAGCGACGATAGTGTATATACTCCCATTTTGCGCTGTGATCTTTGAGTGATCCAGCGTATACCGGCTCGATTTGACCACTATGCTGTCGCCCACATGGTTGGGTGGACTACTTTCGCTGGTGGTGATGGATGTCGTTGATCCAGGGGTGAACGTAATAAACCCGCTGTTTGGGTATCTGGCTATGTTCTGAAGCTGCCCATCCATCAGCAGGTTGTGCGCATACTGTTTGATCCCCGGGGCGGCTGCTGCATAAATCCCGCCGCCGTTGTTGGTCCAGGTAGAAAGCAGTGTGTACCCATTGATAATAGGCCAGGCGCCCGTACCATAGGTAGTATATACCACGGGATTCCCTGCCGAGCCGGTTCTCGTCCAGTTCGCGCGACCATAAAAAGATTGGCCTGTTCCACACTTGAAAAAGACCGTATCGCCACCGGATAGCGTCTGACTATTCAGTTTGGAAAGCGTCTGCCAGGGGGTTGCCGAAGAAGTGCCGTTATTTGCATCGCTCCCGTTGACCGCATCCATGTAGTACTTGGCCGCATGTGCGAAACCGGGAAGAAAAAGCAATATGGTTATAAGCCTTCTCATCTCAGTTGCTTAACATTCATTCCCCAATCATAATTCATTGATCCGCCCGAGGTGCCGAATGTTGAAACCTGGACCATTGCCCCGGCTTTGGCTCGAAACATTACAGTCGGGAATAAATAATAGCCGGTCGTTGTGGCATCGGAATTCGTGCCGGTTGGATACAAAACGAGCGTTCTAACTGTACTTCCGGGGTCGGTAAATTGCACTTCAATGTGCATGGTGTTGGTACTAATTGAATTAATTTTTATGTAACCGCCCGCCTCAAATACACCGTCTGCTGAAGGTGTAAAAAATGCACCTTTAAAAGTTGTCTGGCTAACTTCATCCTGGCCTCTTACTGAAGCCATCATGAGATTGCCATTCACTACAGGCATGGTGCTAAAATGGATAGCGCCCGCATATACAGCAAAAGAATCAAGATTGCTAGCATTGGTACCAAAGTAGCGACTGAAACCACCACCAGGCGTATAAGTATCCTGCATGAGGGCTGATCCAGTTTTAAAACTTGTATCCGAATTGTCGAAGTAGATATCATTTTTCCCAGTAACGCTTATCGCGGTAGCCGGGGTGCTGTAGATATTCCCATTGGCATCCTTTAGCAGTAAGCTGTCCGTCGCTGCGGGGGTTGCTTTATTTGGAAGTTTTGTAGCCTTAACCGAATCGCTTAACACGGCCATTCCACCAAAATAAGTCTTGCCCGAATTGACATAGAGCGTCCACGGATTCGGTATGGTCACGTTTGTAGAAGCAACGGGAGAACCTTCCAACCATAATGTCGCACCATTGGTATATGTCTGTGCATTCAACGCGCTGAAAATTGGCTGGCGAATACCAATCCCGGAATATGTAGCCGTCGTCACGGATGTGCCCCAGTTAACCACCGTGTTTTGACGCACACTCATGATATTACCGTAAGCCCCGTTGTTGAATGTGCCGAAGTTTCCTCCAATCGTGAATAGGGCGGTATCTGTAATCTGTTGCAGACCTAATCCAAGACGGCCTCTATGATCGAGGTTCATTCCGATATCCCCGGCGCCCTTCGCGTCAACATCAGTCGTTAGCCCGGATTTGAAGAATAAAGACGTTGGCACAGAATTACTCGATACCGCGCTATCAACGTAGGCGCCAATGATGCCAGGGTATCTGAGGGTCGATCCATCATGCCCTGCAAACCAAAGTTGCCCGTGATAATCGCTGACCTGGGAAGCAGTGGGCGAATTTGCTGTGCCACGTGTCTTTGACAACAGAATGGAAGATCCAAGGGAACTTCCTATATGCCTTCCCGCTTGTATATTGGGCGTGAAATTGGACGCATCAGTGGTCACATCTATCTGACCGAAGGCTATATTGAGCGTTTTGGGGCCTACTAATAAACTTGGTCCTGCCGCATAATATCTCAAATTAGCATTGTCTTCAGAAAGCCCATTGACGGCATCCCAGTAAGGGACAGACCCGGAGTTATACTTTCTCGAAACGCGCGTTATAACCGCCGTACTCGCGCTATTGAAATAGCCGTCTACCATTGTAACACCGTTTGCTGATGGATCAAGCCCGATCAGGCTGGTCCCTTGGGCGGCATTGATACAGCCAGGGCAGTACAGTGTTCGACCGCCGGTGGCATCTTGCGTAATCATTAATTGAAAACGCTCATTCGGGACACCCGCCGTAAAATTGATCGTATCCACCCCTGTCAGCGTATAATTAGCAAAACGACCAAGGCTGGGGTCCAGTGTAGGGGAGGCTCCTGTCAAGGTATGCGTATAATCAAACCGCTGGATACCTGCATAGGTATTGACACCTCCAAAAACCAATCGCTGGTTGTTTGCTCCAAAGCCGGTATAACTTATACCGCTCACCGTGACGCCGCTGACATTTTTTATGTAGATAGCGGTATCCGTCGTAAAACCACGCATTACATTGCCCGTAATGGACACATTGCTAAGGGTTGTACCCGTTCCGTCCACCCAAATATTGGGGCGATCGGTATTGTTCCTATAAGAGGAAATTTGATTTCCAGTAATCGTAATATCCCCAAACGTTACGGACGGGTGGATATAAATAGCGGAAGAATCGAAATTCTCAATGCTATTACCCGTGATAAGGATATCTACGCTCGTCTTATTCAAGGCAGCATCTATGCCGTATTTTGCCAGCTTGTTATCGCTTCCGAAATTGAATTTATTACCCACCATCTTCAACCCCCCACCTGATTCATACCTGACATGGGCACTTGAATTATAGACCGCCGAATAAAAGTAACATCCGCTGACGAATTGGTCGCCGGCATCGCCAATAGCGGTGTCCCGGATAATGGCATTATACGTCTTAGGCGCGTAGAAAAAGCAATTATTCCAGGCCCATTGGAAACCGGCTTCCATGTCTACGTTTACGTTGAAACCCATAAACCCAGCATTATACAGTCTACTATTATGACCATTATTGTAGGCAATGCCCACGCTCGAAGTAGGCGTCACACCCCCAGCTTGCGACAGGCATATCTGCTCAAACTGTACAGCGCCAGCAGAGACGTAGAATGCCGTATCGGAAGCGGAGGAAAAATAAATAGTGGTGGTTCCCGGATTCCAAGCAGCGGAGTGAGTACCCGTTACCGAGCTCAATATGGGGCCTGATGAACCCTGTATCTTCAACCCGGTTTTTGAAATGGTTACTTTCGAATCCAGTCTGTACTTACCAGCAGGGAAATAGATGGTAGACCCTTGCGGCACCAAATTAATAAGTAACTGGAGAAAAGTGCTCATATCCGCACTACTGTCGTTCTTAATGCCAAAATCAATTACGTTGTAAACGGAATATTTCAATACCGTATCGCTGCCGCCCAGTTTGCCCCTGTACGAATAATTGGATATGCTTGGTAAAGACCCACCAGCCGCGCGAAGATTGGCCTTTGCGGTATCGTCCTGGTAATGGGTGACATAGTTCGTTGGAATAGCTGTTGAGTCGGATTTTCTCCTGAAGACAGATGTATCGGATATATTCAACTTTGCCGCAATAGTGGTTCGTAATGCTGCAGTCGAATCAGCCAACCGATGAACTGGCAGTACACTGCCGCTATCTACGCCGATTTTTACAATATTGGCTTGGGAAGAATCTATCTTTGTTCCGAATGCTGTGTCCAGCGACTTTACATTATTGGTTCCATTGACGGCGACAGCATATTTCCCACCGACACTGGTATTTGGAGAACCTCCACCTCCGCCTATCGCCGTCCATGCACTCCCATTATAATAGTAGAAAGCTGCCGCCGTCATGTTGTAGATCAATAGCCCGGTTGCGGGAGATGATATCGCATTCATTTGGGTGGTGGTCAGCCGGGGTATAAGGATACCCTTATTGCTTCCTATGGAACGAATATCCAGGATAGATGACGCAGCTGGCGAAGAGGTGGCAGGATTATATGTGAAGTCGTCCGTGAGCACAACGCCTTTGTAGGCAGATAATTGTATACGCCCATTATGCCATTGCGCTACCGCATCACCATAAGAAGAGGCGCCGAAATCATACCACGCGGTTGTCATGCCGCCGGCAGAAGCCTCAACGCTGGATGCTCCTGTCCCTACCATATTGTAGAAAAGACTGGCAACATTGGCTGTGTGGTCGAATAACAAGCCGTTATTGCCCGTTCCATCAAAGTCAATGGAAAAGTCGTGACCGTTGATGTTGAAGTGGCGGGCTTGGGTCGCAGAGGCATCTTCGCCGGCGACGCCGAAGCGGGCATCGATAAATGCAAACGTTTCCATTCCATCGGCATACCAGAATACCGAATCCGACCGGCGACGGATAGAATCGATTTTTAGGTTGATGCGGTTGGAAAGACTTGTAGTATCAATAGTGGATCCGCCGCCGCCTGTATCTATCCTTAACCACGTAGAGTCTGTCCAATCGAACCAGTATACATGATGGCCACATGTATCGGCATAGATGGCGGCCTGTCTTATCTTTTGTCCAAAACCTGTAAATCCATAGCTACGCAGACTGGCAATTCCGGAAGGAGCGCCGCAACCCGTAGGAAAGTATAAAGTACTATCAGGCACAAACCTATGCATTCCTTGTCCCCATAGACCGGGATTAGGAAATTGAAATATTTGTGCTTCTGCGCACGAGGATATCAGGAAAAAGACTGATATCAAAGCGGCTGCCAGGTATTTATCCCGGAAAGCCGAAACTTTAATTTTCATTATTTTCTGAACTTTCTGAAATTAAAAGTACATCTTTTTATATTCTAATGAGGCCATAAACACCAATATTTACTGGCCTCGATTCATAACTTAATTTTTGAGAATCCTGAAAAGTACCGCCAACTATCAATCCGGGATGACCCGTCAAGTCAGTTGGGTTGGATGCATGGAAATTATAATTACCCCTGTCCCTTATTTTCCCTTTTCCAAACAGGGTCGCCGGAAGATCACCTATAGTTTCCTCATGCTGATGATCTTGAATAGCATCCGCCTGAAAACTCCCAGGCAATCGTCCACTTCCATCAATCATTCTTAAAAAACCAATGCCGCTTGCGGTTCCAGAATAAAGGAGTGGCACCCTGAATGTTGTGCTTCCATCTCCGGTTGTAAATTTTCCTCTATTTATGAAATAGGCAACTCCATCTAATGTTGTGGTAGCATTAAAAGAACCATCCGCTATCAAACATCCCGGTTCAAGGTTTTGGACCCAGGCCCATAATCTGGCATAATTAACCCGGGAAAGCGTCTGGCCCGCAAGCTGAACGGTGTTCAAAGGAATTTTTGAATAATCGTACATAATCTCTCCTACGCACCGTATTCCGTCTGTGTCCCCGAATACCTGCCATCTTTTCGATCCATCGGGATAGGTAAACCGCATAATCCAAATATTCTGACACTGTCCCAAGTAAATAATCGTAGATCTGGTGTTGCTGCCAAGGTTCGTCTGATTGTCATACCATTCGAAGGCCTGACCGGCAAAAGCGGCTATGCCTACGTTCACATGATTACCGCCGGCGGAATTAAAATGAATGGGCGTTGAATCAGGTACCGTGGCAATATCCGGTAGGTTGACTTGGAAATATCCGCCACCCCCTTGGAGGATAAATGCTTGCCCTGCCGCGCTATTCGTCAATGTTGTTGTGGCAGTGAGGAGTATCGTCTGGCTGATAAGAGCGCTATCCTGCTGGGTGCTGGTAGCTTGCAATTGCGGATAAAAATGAATAACAAACCGCTCATCGTTGCCGATCAGATCGCCAGTGCCGGTCAATCGCCATCCGTCCGCATCCATGTCGTCAATTGTGGTATCCACTCCACCCTTGGTCTTTGTCCATAACTCACCATAATTAATAGAGCCTGCATTTAATCTTTCCAGATACCAATTCCATCCTACCAAAGAACTGTCAACGCCGTAGAAATTTGTGCCGGAAGCAATAAAAGGCGAAATATCTGCGCGCAAAGACAGGTTGTCTCGGACATTGTATGCATTGACATTCGGCTGAACATCAAAATAGTTTTGGACAGTTCCAGTCGCATCGTGGCTCGGCGAAAGAAACAACTGGTAATAATAAAGCACATTCTGCAATCCGCTGAACGTATGAAGTTGCGTTTGCCCAGTATAAGGAAGGGGCAGTTCATAGGTATTCAATATGATGGATTTGGCGCTGCTCTTGCTAATTGCCATCACCAGTGTGAAACCCGCTGGTACGGGGTCTGTCTTTTGCCAAAGTGATAAATTCAATTTCTTCGTTTTTAATATGTTAACTTCCGACCTGAATTAAATCCTGGCCAGAATTGGATTGTCCAAAAGCTGCTGGATCCAGCGTATAACCCCCCGGCATATCACTGGTAAGTTGACCTGCTGTGTTATAGGTAAGCGCGTCAATGTTCTTCGCCCGACGGATGTCAAGCGTCATATACTCCTTCGGCTGCCCTGGAAAGTTTTGCTTTTCCCACTGTGCATCTGCATCCCTTGTATATTGATTGCCGTCAATAAAGACTATATCCAAGTCGAATATGCGCCCTATCTTGCGCATCATATAATCAGGAATGCCCGAACTGCGTCCTACCTCCAGCTTCCAAGTGTCATACGGAATTGAATTAAGGAGGTCGATATCCTGCGGTTGATCAATGAAGGTGGTGAACTTGCTCTTGGGCGTATACCGGTTGATCTGTCCGTGAACACGAATATTCGGCGCATAGCCAGATGAAAATATAACCGACTGTTTATTGCTGCTATTCTTATAGTCCAGCCGGATAGTATTGTAATCCCAATCCTGCTTGATGTGGATGGGTTCTGAAATAAATTGCGCCTGGGCTTCTCCGATGCCTACTGTCCAAATGGTTGTATATAATCCGTCCGTCAAAGTGCTCAAATCCAGGTCTCCCTGGAAAAGCATTTGTGGGATACTGACAGCAGGGTCGCTTATTGAAGGGATGTTCACGGGCAAACCCACATTCGTGCCGTTCCTGTCCACAATTTGTATGGTCACAGGTGCTAGCCCGTTGGTCTGCAGCTGGATGGGAATTGATTCATTATTTTGCCGGGGCATGGCATAGTTGCGCTTGTCTATCCATGCTTTGATGCGGTCCACAAAAAGATCTTCGTCCATGCTGTTGTTCTTGTAAACGTCGTCCTTCAATAAGTTTAGCGGCACCACATGCAACGGACAGATGATGGGAATACTGATATCGAGCGGCATAAGTATAGGAAGCCCGTCCCAATCCAGGTCCACCAGATCGGAAAGGTTCGTTTTGGGTGAACAAAGGAGTTTCCAGGTCTGCGACTCATTCAATGCGGGTTTTGCCGTCACTTGTATGGGGAATCCATAGAATTTTTTATGCTTGTAAATGAATTCAATGTGCCCATTGGCTGCATTGTTGAATAGATCAGCGAAGTTGATCGGCACTTCCGTGTCGAATTCGAAGATCAAAGGATAGAATAAAGGCGCATCGAGATCGTGAATGTCTACGGATGCATTTTCTTGTGTAGTCACCCCATCGGCTGTGGTAGAAAGGAACTGATTCTTATCTGCTGTCTGGAAAACAAGTGCTCCGGGCGCCAGGTTAAAAAGGGCCGGCGACATAATATTTCCGTTCCGCTGAATCATCCTTTTTGGCGTCAGATCTTCAATATTAAAAGCGGTTTCCGGGTTGGGGATGCCTGAGACATTCGAATACGCCTTTCTGAGAAGCGGATAGGTTCGAATGGAATGGGAGGTAAATTCCAGCCGGATGTTGGTAATCCAGGTGTTAATATTGGTATCCGATACCGTCAGCCATATGATATCGTAAAGGGAAAATAAAATATCGCCGGTCAGGATCGGCGTCACCTCTCCCGCTGCAGGTTGGTTGTACCAGGTCAGAACATTTGAGTTTCCATGAATCGTAACCGATCCGATGTTAACCCCGTTCTTCCAAATATCGAAAGTGATTGTCTCACCTGAATTTCCCTGATGATAGGCAGAGGCGCCGTACAGCCAGGAAAATCCCGTATCCTGCACATTGGACAGGAACCGGAAATATTGGAAACCTGAAGACACGACATCCTGGCCGCCGACCTGAATAGATGTGATAGCTGGCAGGGATATAAGCTGCTGAGTAGATCCTGCCGGGAGATCGATAGGGCCGCTGCTTTGGGCTGACCAATAAGACCCGCCGCCTATATTAATTTCAAAATCTGTAATCTCTATCGTGCAAGTCCGAATGGTGTCAACGGTAAAATAAATAATGTCGCCTTTATTGAAGAACCGTGCAGAACTGAACGTGCCATTAAAAGGAGTATTGACGGAAATAATAGCCTGCGTCCACGAGGTCAAGATGACGCCATTGAGCCACATTTTTATCGTAGCACTGTCTCCGGGTAGCCCATTCAGCAACGCGGTAAAATTCACCTCGTCCGTTTGCAATCCCGGCGTCGACTGATTAAACATGAATATGCTGTAATCATTCTGGCTGGTAAAGTACTCCCCGTCCAGAATATCAGCATATACCGGTTGGTAGCTTTTGTTCACGATCAAATACTGATCGGTGTTCGTTGGCGAAGTAGGTAATGGAATGCCGGAGTTGAAGGTGGCCAGATAGTAATCCAGGAAAGAAGTGCTGAAGTCAGTATTGAGAATAAATCGGCTGTTGTCCGAACTGTTGAAGGTGCTGGATTTTCCGCCCTGGGTGTTATAGCGGGTATACTCTATCCCGTAGCTATCGGCCCGGTATTTACTCATGATCTCCAGGACCTTAGACAATGTTCGAATGGGCGCTTGCCATTGAATAGTGGAGTTATACTCATACTTCCCGGCCTTCTCATCATACTGTTGGGGTTCGTAACCGATCTTCAGCCAGTTGAAAAAGTAATCTGTCGCTAAGGATACCCGGAAATTAGATATTTTATCCAGGCTCATGGTAATCACCGAGGGATCGAGTATATACTTTTTGTCTTCTATGAACACACTTTCCGATTGTCCCGGTAACTGCTGGTTGCTTAATGCGGCATTCAAGATAGCATTGAACGTGTCGAAAAAGTCGGACAAGGTGGTTTTGATCACAGGGCCCAGAGATGGGAATTGATTGTAGTCTTGGTTGTTGGGGTTGGCCGGGTTTTGTGTAGCCTGGTTATAATATTGATAATAATTCGGGTCAGTAGACGCTCGCAGCGCGTCCCCAGAAGTGATTACCAGGTTCGGCTTTGCTTGGAGGAGTATGCTATCAAACAGATAGCTGAATGACTGCAAAAAATTGGAGGAAAGGGCATTCATGCGCCGAATCAGCAACTTTCCCAGATCGTATGGGCGAATACCCCATACTCGGGACGCCTGATATCTGGAGCTGAATGTCAGGCTGAAGCTTCCGCCTACGATGGTGGTAGGGAACTCAGTAAAGTTATTGAACACCATGATAAAAAGGTGTTCATTTGCATCCAGGCTGATGGTTTCATCAAATCCAAACGAGGTTTGGGTACGAAGATTGACTTGACTATCCACAGGTTTAAAGATGCCATCTGAATGATTTTGCGGCAATACCAGACCAACGGCATGATCCGTATTCGTTCCCCCTGAACCTCTCGCCTGCGACAAGGAGGTTGCCATATGCATGTAAAAAGTAGCATTACTGACACCGGGGTCATTTTTTACTATGATATTTCCCTTTATGCGAACGGTTATTTTTTCTTCCGAACTGAATAGGAAGTTGCTGGATTTCTGGTAATACCCGGCATAAGGCGCTTCCAATTGTTGGTTATTCTTGGTAATGCCAATATTGTCCCCGTCGTTATTAATGAATGTACAAGGCAATGGATTGAGGCTCGCATAAGGCAGCGTCACAGGGACGATCTGATAATGAAATACGTCATTCAGAAGAATGCCGTCGCAATTCACCTTTATGTTTTCGGGGATAGACCCGTCACAGGGAATTTCGATGACTGTATTTTCATAGGCTTTCAGCATTTGGACAACCCCTCCCTGCATGATGTTCACCGTAACCCCTTCGGCGACCATATCCTCTATTTTGCTAAGGTCCAATTGGCCGGAGTAATATAGCCGGAAGACGCCCGTTACGTCATCCCATTTGACGATCACCAGCGTGACGGCGGATTCAATACCGCGTCCCACATAAAAAAGATGCCGGACGATCTTTGCTCCATCGCCGATGAATTTCAGCGGGATAGTGAACGTTCTGTTCAAACCCCAATAATGAGCCGACCTGCCAAATGATAACTGCATATCATCCCAGCCGCCAGGGGATTGAGGTAGCGAATAGTCCACGCCAGTCATAATATTGCCTTTCTGGATGGTCCCCATGGCATCTACGTAATAGCAGAGGCCGCTGGGCGAATCGACCAAAAAGAACTTGAAATATGTACGGCTTATGCTCATTTAAACACGCTATTTTGGATATAAGTATGCCACCCGGCATTTACAGTTATCTTGTTTACAATGCGAGGCCTATTTGCTTTGCTGACCTCCCGCTGTTCTCTGGCGGCCCATACAATGGCCTCTTTGATATCCCTCAACTCCTGCTTTATATCTGGCTGCCGCATGTCCACGAGCGCCCCCTGGTTGTTCACGAACATCCCAGCCATCATCCATTCATCGATCTTGTGTGATGGGATTACCTTGGTATGGGGTAATAGGCTTTCGATGGTCGGCCGATCTTTTGACCACCTCGGGGCTTTACCAGGCTCCAGGATCAACTCCTTTACACCTCCATCACCCGTAACTGCATGGCCGCCTGGGTGATCAAGAGTCCCTTCCTTGTAGTGCGGCAGAGGAGTTGCGATAGCTGCGGCGAGTTGAGCAGCCCCTGCAGCAGCGATGGCAGCAGCCAGGAAAGGATTACTTAAAGATTTTGTGACGGAAATCGCAGTGTTAAGGATAATATCCATGATAGCCTTTGCTTTATCAAAAGTGGCTTTCTGAATATCCAGTTGGCGTTGTTTTCGACCATTGGCCTCTTGTTCTGCTGCTCGTTGAGCATCAAGGATTTTTAATCGCACTGCCTTTTGCTCTTCGGTTGCAGTAGATTCATTTATGTTTTTTACATTCCTCTCGTAGTTCTTTTGTTGCTGAGCTTCCAATTCTTCCAAATGTGCCTTTTGTGTTTCGAATCCGATGTTAACAACATCAATAACGGCAGATGCGTACAAATCGGACTGCTGCTGAACTTCAGTTAAAGCCTTTACAACTGCGGCCCGCCGAATAGCAAGCTTATCTAATTCCTGCATAGTCTGAAGATCGTTCTGTTTGCGTAGGTCATCGGTCAACTTCTTTTCCGCATCTGAACGATCTTTGGTGCCCTGTTTGAACAATTGCACTTTTAGATAATCGTTCATTACCTCCAAATTGATAGAATCGATAGCATTTTGATCTTCTATCAACTTCCGCTCTCCGTCATATTTTTCCTGACTGATCTTTCGCTTTACTAATCGTTCATTCAGTGCAGTTATTTCCTGATTGGTTTCTTTATCAAGTTGCGTCTTCCTGTCCTGATAATATTGGTCCCAATCGGACAAGGTTGCCTGCTGAATCTCTTTGGTAAGCGACTGAAAGTCTTTGAGATAATTCTGATCCAGTTCCCGTATCTGTGCATCGTATTTGCGATCGATGGCCAGCTTTTCATCGTTGGCCGTTTTATCGTTCTTCGAAAACTTCTCCTGATCTAGTTCCTTCTGACGCTCCTGTTCAATAAGTTGCTTGTTGAGCTCTAACTGTCTATTTAGCGCAGTTGCTTTTTTATCTCCCGTCGTATCCTCCTGCTCATGACCAATTTTGCGCGATAGGATATCTTGCTCATATCGCAATGATTCATCTATGGAGGTCTTATATATTTCAAAACGAGCGTCTCTATCGCGCTCGTAATATTCCCGACGAACCTTTTTGTCTGCTTCAAGGTAATCTCGATCAGCCTTTGATCGAGCTCCATTTAATTGTATTTGTGCAGCCTCTATTTGCCTAACGGTGGATCCGGGATCATTTTTAACATTGTTGAAGTCCGCCAATGCTGATTCCTTTTCAGCATCGCGGATCTCTTTTAGAGCTATAACCCGCTGTTTGAGAGTAGAAGCATCATCGCTTAAAATCTTTTGGTTTTTCTCCTTTGTTGCTTCTATTTGAACTTTAGCTGTTTCCAAGGATATTTTTCGTTCTTCATCAGCGGTCAACTTTGATATTTGAAGATCCAGCACATCGGATTTTAAGTTAGCGGCCGATAGGTCCTCCCGAGCTTTTTGTCCCGCTTCGTACAATCCTTTCTTCGACTCCAATTGCTTATCATACAGATCTATGGTCTCCTTAATATTATCAAGCTGGTCTTGCTGATCCCCGGTTCGTTCGGATTTGGGGATACTCTGTAGCTTAACCTGGATATCGTACGCTTCCTTGCGCTTATTATTCAGGTCGTCAATGGTGCCTTTCAGTTTAGACTGCTGCTCGTTGGTGGCTCCTAAAAGGTCTATCCGCTGCTGAGCGAGTTGCTTTTCCTCCTCTGCAATTTGCTTTTGTAAGGCGAATTGACGGTATTGGTTCTGGCCTGATGCCTGGGATAGGGCCAGCTGGTTTTCATAATACCTTTTCGTGACCGCGTCTAGGTATTGTATTTCATCAGCTTGGGCAATGATCACATCGTTGGCGCCCTTTATGGCATCGGCTAAGGCTTTCTGCTCCTTAGTTGTGAGTTTGCTTCCCTGAATCCAGTCAGGTATTTTGCTGACTAGATATACGATAGCGGCACCTATGGCAAGAATGACCGCCCCGATTCCGGTAGCAATTAGGGAAGTTGAAAAAGTTGTAGTTGTCGCTGCGGCTTCCGTGGCAGCAACGGCTTCCCCCTCCAACGCGGTTGTCGCTTCGGCAACACCTGCGGCAACGGCCTCCTGCGATAATGCATTGGCCTCATTTGCGGCCGTATCCGCCGTAACGACGGCTATTGCCTGGGTAGTAAGAAGTGTTTGAATTCTCTTGGCTGCGTTCGTCAAGTTCAATCTGGCGGCAAGAACCAACTGAATGGCGCCAGATTCCTCCTGAACGGTATTTGCCACCTGTTGCAGGCCAGTGATCAGAACCAGCAGCTGCTGAAGCTTCTGCATCTGTTTCTGTGTTTCTTCTGACTCATCGGAAAATAGCCCCGCCGCAGCCTGCGCAGCACCGAATGCCCCCACCAATCCGTTGACCGCCGAAACCAAGCCGACGAATAATTTGGCATCCTGAGCCTGAAACTTTGTAGCTGCCTTTATGTCGTTTATTCCATTTTGAACTTCCCCAATGGCCTTGTTAAATTCCAGAAATTTCTCATCTGTTTGCCCTACTGTAAGCCCCAATTGAACGGCCGCTTCCTGGAAGGCCCGGGCTTCTTGCCGTGTGCTTTTAAATCCAATGCTTGTATTATTGACCAGTTTATTGAGGATCTCGGCTTTTTGTGCCAACTGACCGTACGCCGCTGCATCCTGATTTGACACGATAGCCGTGGCGCCTTCCCCCTTAGAAAAGGAGGTCACATCTCCCTTATGTCGATTGGGGTCAAAGCCCAATGTATTGCCTCCAGAAAGGTTTTGGACGGTCGTCTTCCCCCTGGCCTCCAGGTCGCCCATCTGCTTATTGACCGCCGCCAGTTCATCTTTGAGGATTTTAAAAGCCTCCTGGAAGGCGCCGGAATAGTTTCCGACATTCCTCTGAAACCTGCCCGTATCCCCTTCCAAAAGCTTTATAGACGCACTGAGCTCTTGCACTTGATTTTTCAATTGCTGTCCACCTTCCGTTTCTCTTTCGGCGGAAGAAAGTTTATCATATTGGTTAGTGAGAAGATTAAGAGAAGCTCGCAACTCGTCAAGTGACCCAGAAGATGCTTGAGATTGCCGCTCCAAATTATTGAGGGCTTTGGTGATCTCTTGGTTGGAAATTTTCAAGGCCTGTTGGGCGCCCAGTATCGGCTCAAGCGATTTCATATATCCTTCCTGGGTGATTTTTCCTTCTTTGTATGCTAGCTTCAAATTGACAGCCGATTGGGTTAGTTCATCTTGCGTCAACTTATTTTTCACAGATGCTTTTATCAATTGTTCATAAGATCCCGCCGCAGCTTTTACGGAATCTTTTAAATCATAGGCGGACTTTACCTGCGCGACGATCTTCTGCGTTAGATTGTCGTATGATTGGGCCGCTTTGGCGGTTGCCTGCACAGACCCATTTATCGCTTCGGATAATTTTTGTGAGTTAGAAGCAAGATTACTCAAGGTGGTATCTTTAAATCCTTTCACAACATTGTACAGATCGACGAGGTTTTTTTGACTGTCTGCCAAGCCTGCTTTTACAGCAGCAAACTCCTGCTGTATAGACGGTATATCAAAAAGACTATCGATTCGCTCTATTGCCATCTTGCTGTTTATTAAATTGTTCCTGTAGTTTCTTTTGGTTGCGCACGAATTGGAGAACGGAAATATCTTTAGCCCTCACAGGGTATTGATAATTACGGCTCATGATCGATAGCCAATCTTCGAAGTCGTCTACTTTGGCACCACCATGATTTTGAGCCTGCAGCTCATCAACCTCTTTTTGCAGCTTCTGCATTTCGAGCAGCATTCTTTTGACCCTTCCCTGCACAGCCTTCAGTTTCTTGTACGGATTTTCTTCGGCAGTCAGAACCAGCGGGATTGCCATTTCATTGACTATCTGGATGAGCAAAGGATCGTGCTGCAACTGCAGTTGCATGATGATGCCATCCAATAGCGTCACGCGTCCATTCAATAACTGTATCTCTTTGGTCTTCTCGAATAACTCGTTATATGTTTGATCTGCCGTGACCTCGGAATATTGGGTATATATACCGCGCCAGGCCTCCTTCAACGTTTCTTCAGGTACTTCGCCTTCAATGATCAACCTGCGATAGTCCTGTTCAAACAACACATCTAAAAACCGGTCAAGCTCCACTTTCAAGTCCCGATACCACCTGCTCGATGAGGAGATGCTGCTGGAAGGCCGTAATGGCGTCAACAATGAAGAACGTTCCGTTGATCTCATCTTTGCAGATCGCTTGTGCTTTCCCTTTTTCACGCGCTTGTTGTTTTGCCTGAGCGGTTCTGTCGGACATGGCCTGGAATTTCTCCCGATAGGCATCAACGCATGTCGGACAATAACTCATCGTTTATTCAAATTTTCAATAAGCCCGGTATTGACGGCTGGCGCCAAATTCTTGACTAAATATTCACCTTTGTATTCTCCGCCGAGGCCATATATTCCCTCCGTAAATTTTTCCTCTATACTTTGTGCTTTAGGGAAAGAGGAAGAAAACTCTATATTACCTGCCATCACCTTTACCCCAATTGAATTATGAAAGGCGCCTACAATGAATAAATTGGGCACCCCCTTTTTTCTTTTTGGATTTGGCGTTATTTCGTCCTTCCAGTCCGAGTATCGTTGTGCTGCTTCCCGGCTTTTGAAATACGGGTCTTCTAAATAGGTTGGCGATAGGTCATTACCAGACCTCGTTTTGCCGTCATATAGCTGCTGTTTATTCAGCGTCAGCATTGGCTCTTTCGTAGCATTGACGGCTGATCCGCAAACCGTTTCAATAGATGTTTTCTCTACCGCCTGCAACAAATTGTTGATTGTCCGCATTGGCTTTTTTATTGGGATTTAGCAACTGCCATAATTCGCGCAATCTTTTTTTGCGCTGTTCTATAGGAACAGTATTTGGCGCCTCAATCCAATGAACGCGATTTAGCGGAGCGTTCACGAAAGCCTCCTCGGCCATCGAGCGCACCCAATCTTCGTTAAAATCTATTCCTTCGTACCGCATGCATTCCTTTTTAAGAAAGGCCCGGCCGAAACCGGGCCTATTGGTTATTCAATTAGGAGCTGGTGACTTCCAGATATACGGATTCACCGGCAAAACCCGTCAGGCCATTTGCTGCCAGCACAGATGGCGCCTTGAAGCTCAGGATGACGTTGCCATCGGAAGGCCAGTCGGGATCGGCGTGGTTCAGCTGGATGTTGAAGGATTTGTCCCCTGGCCGCGCCGTTACACTGGTTATAGTGATATCACCGCCGGTAGACGCGTTTGTAGCGGCAAAAATGGCCGTCACGAAATCCGCGCTATACAGGTCATATAGGTTAGAGCCCCCGTTTTCCGTGAGGAATTTGAGGTTTGCCATGCCCGTCGTTTGGTTAAAACCTTGGACAATCGGCTTGATATCCTGCAGGCCGACGATCTGGGAAAGGTCGAAACCAGCGTTGGTATACTCTGCGTTATCAGTACCGTAGGTCGGGTCGAACACGAAATGGACGCGGTAAACGGCCGTAGCCTGTCCTGTGTTCATTTTCCAGACCTCTGCATCGAAGATCTGCAGCGGAATAGCCGCGAGATTTCCCGCGTTATTATAGCCCAGGATATTGTTGTTCTTGTCATAGAACAGGGCATATACCGAGCTATTGCCGTTGTGGGTCCGCAACGCCTGAAGAAGCGGGAAGCCGCCGGCGGTGAAATCAAACTTCCAATCCATGATCCCATCCCGGACCTTGGCTTTAGATCCATCGCTGAACGTCTGGATAACGGGGTCTTCAGAGTTGTCCTGCGGATTGAGGAATTTGCTGATGGGATACATGCGGTTTGCGGCCGTATCGCTCCATGCGAGATTTTGTAGCGTTACCTGAAGGTTGGCTAATTCTGCGGCGCTGAACACCTTGGGCTGGTCCCAGATGAACGCACCGGCAATAATTTTCCAATCCATCGGGCAACCGGCGCCATACCCGGTGTTTTTTCGGGTGCTGGCACAATTGAGTTCATGAACTGCTGCCATGGTTATTTTTTTGTCTGCTTATGGAAAGCAGGGTTGATAATCGAATTTTACTTGTAGGTTCTGTAATTCTATCGCGTCAACAAAGTCTGCGAGCTTGTTCTTAGGAGTTCCGAGTTCCCGAGTGCCCCAATAATACCGGTCCGTCTTGTCGTGCTGAAGCAAATCCGCTGATCCGGCCATGGTCATCAGATGTTTGGAAAACTGTTCGATGAGCTCGTAGTATATCGGGTACAACACCGGTTCAAACACCTTTTGCTTCCGTTCAGCCGATTTGTAATCGGCTTTGGTCTGGTGGCAAATGGCAATGTTGAGCCGCGTATCCGCATACACCCCGGCCAATCGTCCGCGTTGCTCTGTGAAGTCTGTCACCAAATAGACCAACGGATATTTCTGATTGCGTAGGTTGATATCCGCGTCATATTGGGCCAGTGTTTCAATGAGCTCTTCGAAATGACCGTACTGGTAATTGATGGCTTGGATGTTTGTAGATCCCAGTGCTGATGTCTCATTCATTTGAATCTTTTGCAGGACCAGCGCCTGTACTTTCTGGACGATCTCCCCAATGATATCGACGATATAGACGGGTTGAGTTGTCATATATTGAAGACATTAATTGGTTGAAAGAAAGCGTAGTCGATCTTGGTCCTGTCATAACTTGGGTAGACTGTCGGATCTGTATACCAGGTTGATTCCAGGAACTGCCAGCACTTAAACACATCCAGCGCCATCTGATTCCAGGCATCGGTCATGCGCCAAGAAGGATCCGTGCGATCGGCGTTTTGCGACTTCGGTTTAACTATACCCACGCCGGTATTCATCGTCATCTGGTCGCGCACCCATTGATAGTACACATACCCGGCTATTGGGCTGACATAACTATTGGATGGCGCCCCGGACATGGTGGCCTGCGTAAACTTTAAGATGAATACCTCGCCACTTCCGAATACATCTCCCGGCTTTAGCAGGGTGATCGTCTGCTTGTTATTGGACAGCGCATAATCGATATTCTCAATCATGGTCCCAGACTGCCGGCGCTCTATTGAATAGGTCGCATTGGCGAGTCCGGACCATGTATAGGAATTTTGGCCGACTACAGGATTGGGGACGTTCGCCGTTGGATTACCCGTCGGATTGCCGGCGATCAGCACGACCTGCGGTAGCGTCGTTGAGGGCGTCGTAAAATTCAATGGTGCTGCAAAGCCCGGGAAATGAATGGAGCGTTGCGAGTTCAGCCAGTAATACCGATTGAACCATGTAAAACCCCAATACCATCCCGGCCAGCTGCTGACCGATTTGAACGTCACGCCGTCCCTGAGATTCAGCCACTTTTGATCGATAGCCGGTTGCTGCAAACCCGTCATAAAGTCCTGCCATAGATCATATCCAAGAGCCGCCTCCAATACCTGCGGTTCGCAGCGATTGATGAACAGGTTGAGATTGTCCTGCACCGACTGCTGTCCTAGCTGAGCGATTGTCAGCGGCCCTACGAAATATGAACTATTGATCAGGCTCATGGTTGACGCGTTAAGAATTAGCTGCCGATAATGGGCTGGCTGCTGGAATTAAGCTGTTCGGCGATCCACTTGGCTTCACCATACGTGATGGCTTTCTTACGTGCTGCACTGATGTAGTCGTGGAAACGGACTTCTGCCACCACCGTGAACTGGTTGCGGATGAAATCATCGTTGATCCAGCCCATCTTCAGGACGAAATCCTTATAGATAAGCACCTTGAATTGTTTCAGGTCACCCACCAGACCGAAATCAGGGAACAGTTTATTGCCGATCTGCGCATTGATACGACTGATCAGATCGTCGCTCGGGTAATTGTAGCGGCCCACTGTATCTTTGCCCATCTGCATCTTTCCCCACGTGATGGGGTTGATCAAAGAGACGTTGGGGATGAAGTTGTTGATACGGGGATACAGGCCCATGGCTGTCAAGGCATCCCACAGCGTGGCATCGTAAATGTTGCCTTTCAGGCCGCCGAGATTATAACCACCGATGCCATTGGTAGTGAAATCAAAGGGCGAAGCGTTGGCGATAACGTCCGCTTGGATTTGATCATCAAATGCACGCACCAGGTCCAACTGCAGCAGGGACTTTACCTGAGAAGACAGGTACGGAAGGTCCGTATCGAATTCTTCGGTGATCTGGATGCCGGCGGCGATCTTCTTCGCTGTCGACATTTCGACCTGAAAGGTTCTGCTGGTAAGTGGCTTAGCAGCGCCTTCGAGCACGAGTGTCGGAGACCCGGTCAAACTTGTTTCATTGACCCATGCCAGACGACTCACGTCCGTATTGCCATTGTCCGTATAGCTGGATACAAACTGCTGGTTACGCAGAATGTCATACACTGTCAGCGGCGTATTGGTAATTCCGGGAGCATACGGAGATCCAGGAGGCGTGGTCATGTTCTGGATAGAGTTGGCAATAGAGTCCACTGCCTTGCCTTCCAGGTTGATCTCGATAAAGCCTGTTCCGTCTTTGTAGCACTTTTTCAGCTTCTCGGTATTCTCTTTGAAGATATCCTCAATCTTCTCCATGCCGGACAGCGGCTTTTTCTGCGCCTCGATCAAACCATTGATCTTATCTCCTTGGGCTTTCAGGATTTGCTCCTGCGCCGTGATGGTCTTCGATAATTCCTCGGTGGCTTTTTTGGTGGCATCTTCCAGTTGCTCCGGAGAGATAAGCCCTTTCTTGGCCTGGTCTACAGCGGCATCCACCTTGCCCTGCGTCTCTGTTTTTAAGGCAGTGATTTGTTCGTTGAACTTATCTGCCTGCTTTTTGAATAGCTCCTGTGCCTGGGTCTCGCATTTACCCACGATCACGTCTATTTCTTGCTGTGTGATTGGCATTTTTTTTAGATTGTGACGTTTTTAAAAAATTGGATTCCAGCGAGTTCTTCTACCGATAGAGTGTCTTCGTTATTTTGACGGCGCTTCTCGATTAGCGTGTCTTTTAGAGACGGCCCTTGCAGGAATAGTTCGCTTATGATTTGCTTCAGTTGAAGGATTTCGAGCTCATAGCCATACATAGTCTCGTCGGATTGGCGTCCGAAGCGGAGCTGCTTACCCAGTAGGTCAATGCGCTCCATGACCTTTAAGGCCATACCATCCTTGTTGCCGGACTTGACACCGAGGTAAGGTGTGAGTTCGTTGGCTCCGAACGCTACAGGAGACCATTCGAATTGTTTGATCTCACTGACGATAAACATATACCCCGCATCTTCAGCGTCCTGCGGGTTCATCAGCGTGGAAAGCCATTTCGTCCAGCTATTATCATCAGCGGTCACCAGTTCCAAGCCGGACGCGAGATATTGAAAGCCGAGGCTATGGTTATCGATAACCCCTTCTTGGTACTCAATCAGCGTGTCGTTACCCTTGGTGGTGTTAAGAATCTCAGACTCCGCATATTGGCAATTCATGTTGTCTACGATGCGCTCGTCCATCAGCGTGGGTCTGCCTATCTGTACTTTGAGATCATGCGCATAGACATTTTTAATCTTCCCTGGCGCCTTTGAATCAGGCCCCCGGTCCGCGATGGACTTCATTGTAGCCCCTTTGATCAACACGTCACCGTCGCTATCATACCAATAGAAAGTGTTGGGAATGACCTGGACGGTCCGCTTGGACATATCCACGTCTTTGGTCACGGCATTGTAGGATTCCTTCACCTTATATGGTGTGGATACCTTTTTTTCCATGATAATTTCCAGATCACTATGCGTCCGGGGTGTCATTATTAAGATTTTGATTGTTGTCGGATGTTGTTTCGGATGCCTCCTGTCTACGCTGCCGCACTTCGGAGTAATAGATATCATCTCCGGCGACTGTATCAATACCCTGCTGTTCGCGCCACTGATTGAGCGTTATAAGATCGTTTTGATATTCTATCAATAATGCCTGGTTGAAATAAAGCCGCGCTTGTCCCGCGAGCACTTGGTCCTGCTGGAGAATAGGGAGATGATCGTAGTTCTTTACAATGGTGATGTTAGTCTCTTCCAGCTTGAAGAAAGCATTCCATTGCTCATAGATATCCATCGCCTCCGGGATGATCGTGTCCTGATATATCTGCTTCTTATACTCTTCGGTGTTGCTGACGCTGGGCCCTTTTTCGCTGTTCAGCAGCGGCGAAGGATAACCATACCCATCGCAGATGCGCATGATATCATCGCTGATTTCTTCAAACAGCATTAGATCTTTGGTGGCCTTGCCCATGGGCTGCCACTTCAATGCAGCCGGAGAGATAATGTATCGGAACTGCCCCTTTTTGATCCCGTATTGCCGTTTGAAGTCTGCCTGTATCTGCTCTTTCTCACCTTCCTTCATCGGTATGGCTCCGACGGTATCAGTCTCCGGGGTCAGAATACCTTGACTACCCGCATAATTGATGAGCTCGTTGCGGGACTCATAGGCTGAGATGATATTATTGATCGGCATAGCCAATGCCTTGACTCGGCTGTCAGGGAACACTTGGCTTTGAAAGTTGGGAACGAAATCTTTGAAGATATACAGGTCGTCTGTTGGTATAAGTTGATTCAGGCTCTTGTACTTCAGCAATATCTGCGGAATGATATCGGACAGCTTCTGTGCATTGTACCACATCTTATCCTGCACTTCCTTGCAGGAGACCATATAGGAGGGCAGGTTCCACAAGGAGGAGGCATATGCCGGCCCCATTGTCTCGAAGCCATAGGAATATATCGGCATCAGGATGCAAAACCCAAACAGGTCGATGTACATCTTCTGCTGTGCTTCGAATTGCTTCCATGATTGTAATGGATTGGGTCGAGATAGTAGTTTGCCTATACGCTTTGCCAGCGGGTCCGTGGCTTCTTTGCCCCGGCTGTTCATGATTTGCGTCTTTCCGTTGATATAGGCTTGCGCCTTGCGGTTGATCACTGCAGCCAGGGGCGCGCATTTCTGATATCCTTCTGAAGCGGATAAGAGGTCAGAATATACGAATCGGTAGTCGATGCCATTAGGACCGAAGAACCAATCCGGATTACCGGCATTGTTTCGGAACTGAGCTGGGACGAGGACGGCGGCTTCGGCGATATAGGGGTCGCCAGTGAACTTTTGCTGAAGTCCGCTGATCAACTTCTGCCCCGCCGCTATGATGCCTTTGTTAGCCATAAATGACGAAAGGGCCAGTCATCGCCTTACGGTGATGCTGACCCTCTCTGGAGTTCTTTTTTATTCTACGTTATCGCACTGGAGCTCACTTATGGGCCAATCCCAGGCGCTCCTGGTATGGCCGGCCCTCTGGCTTTGTTATAATTGTGTTGACGGTCCCACACTTATCGCACTTCTTTTCAATAATGCCGGATAGGTTGGCGCTCTTGAACATAAGATGCCCGCAGGAACCGCAACGGTTCTCCGTCAGTTTCTTGCCCGCATGTTTCTTGGGAACGTTATCCACGGAACCAAATCTATGACAATTGTTTACATTATTTTCAGAATATTCTGAAAAATTTGAACATTATTGCGTTTTTCGCTACATTTGATCACTTTATGGATTTAGTTATCCCGTTACTGGCACATTCTGATAATGATTTTCTTGACTTACGGTACGCACTCCGGGGGTTTGAAAGGTTTCTGCCGCATGATAAGGTCTACCTGATTGGCGGCAAACCATCCTGGATTAAGAAAGTACAGCACATTCCAGCAGAGGACAGCCCGGATACGAACCTCCGGGAAAAGAACATCTTCGATAAGCTGCTGCTATACCCGGGAGATAAGTTCGTCTACTGTGGGGACGACTATTATCTGCTCGAACCCTGGACCGAAGAATACCTTTGGGATATGTTGCTTGCCAACAAGTTATACTCCATGTCTCGGTTCTCGACCTATCAAAAAACCATAGCCAATACGCTAAGGGTGCTGCCGGCCGGCAAAAACTATGACACGCACTGCCCCATCACAATGAAGCGGGCGCCCCTTCATTCGCTGACGCGTTATAATTGGCATCTGCCATATGGGTACTGCCTGCAAAGTCTTTATGCCCGGGCTGCGGGCGTTGTCGGGGTGCAATATCCCGATATGAAGATGCGCGAACCATTCACTTTGGAGGACCTGGCTGGCCGGAAATGGTTCAGTACGGCGGATGGCGTGGTGGATAAGAGCCGGAAGGTGATGGAAATGCTTTACCCCAAAAAGTCGAAATATGAGTGAGAATATTAGCGAAGGCTACCCGAAAGATAATAGATCCCTCTTTCCCGTCACGGGCGCGGGCATTGTTAGTGTAAGCAATTCTGCGAGTGCATCATGCGGCGATACAGTCGGTTTCAGCATAGGGGTAAGTTGGGGAAGGCATGGATATGCGGGCGGTGTTATTTCAAGAACAGAGGCCCTTAAGCTTGCCAAGCATATAATAGAAGCATGTAATGCTTGCAATATGACAGAAGCCGAAGTGCTGGGAAAAAGAACGCAGGACATTGCAAGTATCATAGAATTCCCTCTCAAATGATCTGGATAATCCTTACTGTAACCTTGTACATCTTAACCTGCGCGATAGCGCTATTCCTGATCTGCTCCAGCGACAAGGAAAGCGGCAGCGATGCATACTATGATATCCGAAATATAGGTGTGGCGCTGATTTGGCCGGTGGTGCTGGGATGCTTGGGGATATGGAAACTGGGAAATAAACTTTTTGCACAACAAAAAAACGAAGAAAATGCGGACAATAAAGACTAACCCCGGGATTGGCGACAGCTTATGGATCTTGCAAAAGCTCATCAACAGCGGCGAGAAGTTCAATTTCCAGATACACTCCGGTCATCCGCAGCGCGGTAAACAGATATTCGACCTACTGCCACAGGTAGCCGCATCTTGCATATACACAGACGGTCTACAATACAATGTGGTCAAACGCATGAATATCGCTCGACAATGCAACCATTGGGTGGGAATTCGACAGACTGATTTCTTCCTGAGCGCGAATGAGCATCTGGAGTCAGGAACACGCATTGAACATTTCCTGCCCGACCTGCCAACATCCTATGAACTGCCCTTCCAGACTCAGGAATGGGAACAGGAAGTAAGGGAACGATTCACAGGAGGTCCGTATATTGGCATCTACTGCTCTGCCTATTCTACAGTCCGCAATTGGGGTTTTTGGAATGAGCTCGGCTGGCTGACACTAATCCAAAGCCTACAAAAACTCATACCGGAAGCTACATTCGTTCTAATCGGTGCGGAATGGGATGCTGAATTGGCCGGCAATCTAAGAAATCTTCTTCAGCGCAATTCCATCAGCTATATTTCAACGGTCGGTAAGCCGCTGGGGTATGTGATCGAACTCATGAAAGTCCTAGCTTATGGATTTTATTTTCCATCTGGGTTGGGTATCTTATCGGGCTTGCTCCATCGCCCTTCGGTCATGTTCTACCCGCCGGCGCTTCCAAAGCTGGGGACCACCTGGGCGGATCCTACTATCATCCAGAACGGCACCTTCAAGGAATGCCAGTTCTGCACGCCCGAAAAGATATTCGCCTGGGTGAAAGACGTTTATAAACTTGATCAAAAAATATGATCCGCCGCAAAGAATACAGCCCGGCAGGTACGCCCATTATGGTAGAGTACCTCAATGATCCACCGCCACGACCATTGAATAGCATCTATCTCAAAAAAATGGGGTTTGAGTCGGGTTCAGGGAATACGTATTATCGGGACAATATATCCATCAAATATGATGGTGTCTATTGGTGGTGCTATTATTTCGCTGCGTCATTTAAAATTGAGACAGTTGAAGAACTTGAAAAATTAATCAATGAGCCTACCGCCAAATAGGAACCTATTTTCCGAATATCCCAACCGCTGGATGGTAGAAACCGGCTCCTATCGCGGTGACGCCATTCATGCCGCCCGGGAAGCTGGTTTCATCCACGTAAGAAGCATCGACAGCGATTCAGAGAATACGAAATTCTGCAAACATCGATTTGACTTATTCCGGAAGCCGACGCCCTTTATCCAGCTCTACACCGGCGACAGCGCCGAGGACCTTTGGGGTATGATCGCCGATATCTGCGAGCCGATTACTTTCTGGCTGGATGCGCACTCGCAATTGTTCGAAGAGGAATCGCCGTGCGATCATCCGTTTCCGCTTCTCATGGAATTGCAGCAAATTTCGATGCATCCCATTAAGGGACATACTATATTGATAGACGATATCCTGATCCTAACTCATCCCAATGTTACAGGCTGGTCTTTGAAAGATATCGAGGATGAGATATGGCGGATCAATCCGAACTATAGGATTCAGTTGATTGCTAATCCAGTGAAGAACAATTTACTAATCGCCTCAATTTAAGTCTATGCAACCAGTGGAATTTGCAGGTAGCAGAATGATAGGCAAGCCCGAAAACATGACGGACGATCAATGCATGGCAATACCGGCATTTTCGGGAGTGGATGACCAAGGCTTTCCATTTTGGTTAACCGCGTGGAAGCCATCCTATGAAGATCTGCAGGCTTTGCAGCGCGGTGAGCCCATCTGGATCAAATCCATTTGTCGTGGATTGGTCCCTATGTCGGTATTTACCATGAATGAAAACGGTCAATGTAATGACGCAGGGTAAAACGGCAGCGATAACTGGTGGTATCGGCGATATAATATATGCCATCCCCGTCATGAAAGGACTCGGTATTACGCGGCTATATGTGAAGGAGAATTTCTACCCTGTCGGCTACGGCTCCATGTACACTGCAGTAAAACCGCTGATCGAATTACAGGGCATAGAGGTTCTACCGACGAAGGGCGGCCTGGATTTCGAGATATATGAAGAGGGCCTGCAGTTCGACATAGACCTGGATCAGTGGCGCCATGAACGCGGACGTGGCCGTATACATATCATGCAGGCCATGCTGCAGCATTGGAGACGCATGCATCGAGATTGGCGACGGCCTTGGATCAAAGGAATTCCGATCAGTCAGGGGGAATACAACCTTTGTTTCCTCACCTGGCGCTGGCGAGAGAATAGCCGGGTAGATTGGAAAAAGGTGTACGCCTCGATCCCGCGTCCGGTTTATTTCATCGGTTTACCGGAGGATCATGAATTATTCGAAAAGGAGGCGGGGCAGATTGAGCATATCCAGACCAAGGATCTGCTGGAGATGGCCCGGCTGATAGCGGGCTGCAGGGCGTTGTATTGCAACCAAGGGGTTGCACTTGTTATTGCGCAGGGGCTCGGCAAGGAATATTGGTGTGCTTTCAAGCCCAGCAAAACGAATACGAAATTGTTCACCCCCAAGGAGCATGACTTAAATCTGTATAGGCAATATGAGAAGGAGGACTGATCGGCGTCGCAGAATGTTTACGTTCACCCAGGAGTTTTTGGATGATATGGGCATTGATACCGTGCGAAAAATGATTATAGAATATCATAAAGGATATGTCGGGTTGCCTAAAACCATTAGAATTGGGCTTAACCAAGATGATTTCGTCTATAACCAAATGACCGCTATTGTGCAGGTAATGAAGGTTCCGCGCCTCCTTGCCCCAAAAAGAAGACGCAAAAATAAAATTAGCAATAGAAAACTCAATAGAATAAGCCATGAAAAAATTGATGATCGGTGGTGAGGAATATAAGTTTGATCGATACGGTGTCCTCCACCAGCTAAAACCGAAGCCCTTTACCTACGACGCCAAATACTCTGCCACCTACGATACACCAGAATATGAAAGGCGAGCCGAGCTGCTGCAGGGCCTTCGACTCGCCTTTGCCACGGGTGTCCATGGACGTCCCATCCAGTCCATAACAGATGTAGGTTATGGGAATGGCGCATTCATGAAATTTGCGAAAAAGCAGGTCCCCGTCGTCTACGGCCATGATATCACCGAAGTTCCCGTCCCCGCCGGCTGCGATTTCGTCCAGGATATAACGCTGGTGTGCGATGTGATTACCTTCTGGGACGTCCTGGAGCATTACCCAGATATGACCTTTGTAAAAAATTTGCGGGCGGAAACGCTGGTCCTTAGTCTGCCGTTCTTTCCGGGGTTGGATAAATTCCCGACGTGGCCGCATAGAAAACCCAATGAGCACCTCCACCATTTCACGGACGAATCGTTGCGTAAGTTCATGTGGAAGATGGGTTGGCGGATGGTGGCTAAGAGTAAGCACGAGGATATTGTCAGGCGGCGAGAGACAGACTGGAATATATTGTCGGCAGGATTTAAAAGGAAATAGTAAATTTATCCAATATGATAACTGCATCTGAGATCCAGTCGGGAACTCATTTCTGGGCAACAATGGACAGCAAGCTCGTAATGATGATGAAGGACAAGGAAGGCGATTATTATGTTTGCGGCGGTTGGGAATGTCCCATAAGAGAAAATTATTTCCAGATCATCGAGACGGTGTCATTACCAACGAATTATACCGCAGAAAATCTTTACTACAAATGATCAAAAATAACGAACTCCGGACACTGAAGGTGGATATTGTTTGTTCGTCGGAACCGCAAATGTGACAACGATAGATTATTATTTCGTCCACCAACTCCAAAACCTTTTCTTCGCCCTTACCGGCGAGGAACTTACTTTAAAAGAGACGGTATGACGAGTAGATCGCGGCTATATATCAAATTTCGGAAAGCCTTTAAGCTCATTGGCACCGCCAAGGGTCGTGCTTGGCTGGCCGAACAGGGCTTGCATCCCATCCACTTCACAGTCTCCGGAACATATATGCCAACATCGCAGGAAGCAGGGTACGCTATCGATAAGAAAGGAAATATTGTAGGCACTTCAAATCCTGGTCCATTGCCGCGTAAGATTTATTTGACATTGCCAAAGCTTGAGCCCGCTTCATACCCAGTGAAATTCGAACTCGCGGACCCATCGGCGCTCCAATCAGGTTCAGATTTCCCACAAAGTGCCATTTGTTGACCGAGCGAAGACAACAAAATTCCCACCAATACCTAAAAATAAGCGCGTTTTGTATGTTTAGGCAATAATCTATACTTTTATGCCCCATGATCACCGTCGGCGACATCCTCATCTGCATAAACAATAGCCAGCTTCCGCCAGACCTACTTTCCTGCCCGCTCATGCTCCACCGGGAATATGAGGTTATGGGTATGAAAAAATGCCGTTGCGGCCAGGTATACATCGATATCGGTTTGTCCATTTCCGCCCAGAAATACGATATTGTCTGTGACGCATGCCAGCGACGATTCAACGACGGCATTTGGTGGTTTGATATCAAACGGTTTAAGAAGAAACCCAATGCCTTCCCGGAATTGCAGCTGTCGAATGAGGTCCTCAGATTTATTCCCAATTAATAGTAGCGGCCCTGTCCGGTAATGACATAGCGTATCGGGTCCATTAAGTGGTTATTGGCATCTTCGGGTTCGTCTATCGGTAGTTTATTCTTGTCGGTGGCCCAAATATAGCTGCTGTATTCGGTCCAAAGATCAGTGCTATCCTGCGTCACGAATACTTCCATGTCCTTGATCTTTTTAATCCCGGCAATGATGGACCCTGGCGGTTTGAGAGCAGGATGAATATTCCAGCCCTTCAATAGCATGTGGTATCGCCAGTTTTCCCCTTCTGCAGCCATGGCCTCCCGTTCCTGGTCGTTTAATTCTTTTTGCTCCCATCCATGGCGTAGGCGCCGGATGGTAAGGGGTTCCGCGCTGTCGGCTATCATAATCTCATCTTTGATTCTGAGCTCACAGTAGAGCATCCCCAGCTGCTTCTCGGTCATGCCTTTGTAGTTGTGCTGGCGAACATATAGCCGGTTATTTACGATCTTGCATTCGACCAGGCCGGCTGGCGATGTGCTGCCGAAATCTTGGCCGAAGATGGACCTGGCCTCAATGGCGTTGAATTCATCGTTTGTGATCGGTTTCCAGCCTGAGAATATCTGCCCCATCCGGCCAGTGCTGGCATAGCCCAGTATGGCCGTCAGGTAATAATGTTTGTTGAATTTGAATGAGTTTGGGTCGCCATAGGCCCGATAGCTTTCGACGGTTGTCTGCGCCAGAAAGGTATTGTCCGTGTAATTTGATTTGATGACGACGACGCCCGGGATCTGCTTGGGAATAATGTCGTAATAACCCCCGTCATCCCGTTCGGAAGGCCAGATTTGGGTAATATCAACTTTTTCCAGGGTGAAGTACCTCTTGACGATCCAGTGATTGATATCGGGGGTATTGAGGATGATCACGATTAGGGCACCCTCTTTCCGGATGGAGTCAGCGAATGTATTGTACTTTAATTGGTCTCTGATGTCCTCTGCCTCCTCCAACAGCGCAATATCCACATTGCTTACACCCTTCAGGTTGGCTTTCTTTTCCTTTGAGCTGGCCCGGAAGCCTTGGGTAAAAACCACCATTTCACCCGTCTTTGCATCTTTGATGCCGGTATCGAGCCGCTGGAATTGGGTAGCCAAGGCGCCATTGGCATTGGCGGTATCATAACGAAGGAGGATCTCGTTTAGAATGGATTCTTTGATGGCCTCCTTTTCGTCACGGACGACGACTATTCTTTTTCGTCGGATCGTTGAAGAGAATGCAGCGTACTTGCTGGCCTCATAGGTCTTACCCCCTCCCCTGCCGCCGATCAAGATGACGGTATGCGTTCCTGCCGCCAGATTATAGAGCTCCCGGAACTTGGGGAGGGCTTTGACCTTAATAGGCATGTCATTCAAATATGACCGGTTCGTCAGAAAGATTGATTTTGCCGGTGATCTCCTTTTTCTCCGGCGCATTGCTTCCGCGCTTCGCGTAAATGACCTTGGCAGCGTTGGTGATCTCTGTGGGGGTAACTTCCCGGAGGACGGCGCTTCCTTTGATATACTCTTCTACCTGCACGCCACCGCTAATGATCTTGCACAGGATAAGCTCGATCTCCATATCGCTCAATAGACCGTCTTTTATGCCTTCCGATATCGTCGCGTCCATGTGCATCAGTCGAATCCTTTCAGCCTCTTGTTGGCGCCCGTGGACAGTCACGCGGGCTTCTTTAATCCAGTTGTCCACAGTCTTATCGCTGACCTTGTAACTTTTGGAAATTTCTTGCAATATTTCCTTACGACTTTTGCGAGCATCGAGCATTTCTATGCACATTTCGACCCCCTTAGCCTTCGATATTTTCGACTTTTCTTCCATTCTTGTAACTAAAATTACGAAGAACTTCCATTATTTTCAGTACTTTCTGAAAGTTTCGTTTCACGTGGAACGTGCTTGTGGAACATTTCAACCTTTCCCCATTACCTTAACCTTTTGCCTATATGCAACCCGATGGCTCCTTTTGAGGGTGATATTCCAGACCTCTGCCGGCGCTGCTGCGCAGTTACGGACCACCAGGTTGTATTTCGGGTGGGTTACCGTTGTATAAAGCCCCCTACCAAGCTGGAAGGCAATGCCGGCCGGAAGTTCCCCTAAAAGATATGTTTTGCCGATCTCCACGTTGGTTTTGTCCAGAACGGACTGGTTTTCATATTTCATTGGTATGCCTTTTAATAGGTTATCGTTTCTCCACCTCCATAAACCGCACCCGTTTATTGATCTCCGCCGCGAGTAATGCCCGGTGGTGTTCTCTGGAACAGGGCCCAGGCCGCCGGTAATTCCAAGATCCGTCCAACTGCTGGTAGAACAGGGTTCCCGAATCTAGGAAGCGCCTTCTTTTCTGGGTGCAGCGGGAGCAGGTTTCGAGGATGCTGGTTTGTCCGGTGGAGGGTTCTGGAATAAATGAATGGTTCATGGAGAGTTGGTTGAAAACCCGCCGAACCTTTGAAGCTCGACGGTAGTAATCATTAATCCTGATGGCTTTTTATGACCGGTTTTACAATTGCTTGGCGAGAGTCTTTCTCCTCCTCTTCCAAGCTGACAATGTGCTTGTCGATAATGTAGGTTAGGTCTTCTGCCATGCCCTGGGGCGGATAGTAAGGCGGCGTACGCAGCAATAAAAGGGCATCCTCAAATCCGCTCAGCCTGGCGTTTAACAATTGGTTCTGCTGTCTCAATCCTTTGATCTCTTCAGATGCCTGCCTGAGCAGGGCTTTTTCTTTGTCTTTCATGATGTATATGTGTTAATGTGTTGAACTATATTTTATTACGAATCTTTATTTTGCCGCATTTTTTGCAATACCGAAGGCGGATTTCAGATTCCCAAAACCCGAATACTTTCCAGGACCAGCGCCAGGCTTGGCGATTGTCTTTCGCAAAAAGAGGAAGGCATCCCCATTCATGCCGGCAAAAAAGTTTCTTCCAAATCTTCTTCATGGTTATCCTTTTAATCGTTCATTGACCTGGGCTGGGGTAATGGCTTTTTCTTCCAAAAGGCAGATAAGCATATCGCCGCGACATTCCGCTTCCGTCCTAAAACCTTTGTAGGCAGGGATGCCCTTCCCATCACTATCATATCCGCGCCACATATAGAGATGGGGAGTATGCCCGATTACCCGCACGGTGTCATATCCGTTAGGAAGCATCTCTCCCATTTCTGAAACTGTGAACGCCGCACAAAAGTCATCTTCAGTGCCCTCCAGCATCCAGACCTCCATGACCTCACCAGCTGGATTGATTAGGAAATAGCTGCTATCTTGGGCGATACCAAGGGCTTTGAATCGTTCGGCCTGCGGCCGGGTGCATACCTGATCGGTTATCTTCATGGTGTTAATTTTCAGTCGTTCTTAATGTATTCATATCCATTCCAATAGCTGGTTGGCTCGATATCACCGGGAGGAACCAATGGCTCATCACAATCGGGACAATATTGCATAGGACCACCTGGGTCCAATAAGGCGGGATCAATGTCGCTTTGATATCCGCAATTGACACATTTAAGGCAATAATCTTCTGGGTTCATGGTGTTTGCTTTTGAGGGGTGGGTAATCACCTGCCGTTAAGAATCCTTGATCCTTTAGGATATATAACCGGGCAGTCTTCCTTATATTCCTGCCAGCCTTCAGGGTCGCCGTCTTTCATTACAGAAAGGGGTGCCACACCTTCGTCGCCATCAAAAACGTAATCTTCATCGAGAATTTCAAACCCGGTAACTTTCATCCCAGGCATCGGAGCATCATCATCTTCATGCCAAATTACTACCTGTTCGTTCATAAGTTCTGCAGGCATCGAATCGATGATTGCTTTAAGATCGTTCCACGTAAATTTTTCACTTGTTTGCATATGCTTTCTTTTTACTACCAAGAATTTCTTATTTTATAATTTTTTTTCACATACTTGAAAACCTGTTCAATACATCGGGAGTAACTTATATCTTCGAATATGCCGCTTTCTCCATTTTCCTTATCGATGACCAATGCTTGCACCCGTCCATCGACAAAAGAAAGGTTCAGATCAATTTTTTTAAGAATGACCATGATCTTACTCGCCTGTCTCATAAACTATCCCTCCAATATTTAGCCTCGTACCACATGCTGTCATTCAAGATCAGCCAATGCCAGGTCCTGTTCGGTTTGATGGCAATAATACGTCCGTCATGCCAGCGCCATCTGCTGATGCCGTTGTTGAGGACCGTCTCCGAATCTCCATCCTCCGGTATTCTCCTCTGGTCCAACTGCAGGGTATCGTTTAATACCCTTTGTATGCTGTCCTGGTTGACGGTTTTGATCTCAAATCTCTTCCAGCATCCTTTTGCCAGGATCAGGAGAAAGGTGATTGTGAGGGCTGCTAAAAGGCGGAGGGCCCATGTTTTGGCGTTGGTCATTGTTGTTGAGTTTGAAGTTTTTCAGTTGATGGGGACATTTCCTCTTTTAAGGCTTTCTGAAGAGGCGGCAGTATCTTCCGGGCAAATCTTTGGCATGCCTGATCTATCTTTTTACTATAGGCGATATATGCATGCCCTGTTGCCAATTTCGTAGCGAAATAATCTACACTAATACCCGCCATGAATTCGGCGAAATCGTCGCCAAATGACCGCCACGCGTAAGACAGATTCCCATAATCCGTTACTCCGGCAAACATACCGTCCGAAGTCAAAACGATCTGACCGAGCCAATGGCCGCCCTCTGTTCGTAGAGTATAGCTACGTGCCGTTACTTCTTTGCTCATTTTATTTTCCGTTTATTGATTTCCAAATATTTTCTTATCTCCACCAATTCCGCATTCCCGCCATCCCCCTCACAAGCCACTACCGCCTTCCCGCCAGCATCAGCCACCTTAAGCAAGAATTCCTCCTGGTCATCGCTAAGGCTATCTCCCGGGCCTTTGACTTCGCAGGCAAGGAATTGCCCTGTCTTACGGTGGTAACCCAGGATATCACTACAGCCGGGCTCTCCGACGAACTTCCTTCCTCTGACCGCTACCTGGTTGTGGCGCCAGCAGTAAAACCCCATAGCTGCCAGCTGGAGCTTGGCTATACGTGTTATCTGGGAGGTGGTGAGGGTGGTCATTGCGTCGGTGAGGATTTATTTTGTGACATTCAGTTCGTACGTCTGAAGATGCCCAATAAGCTCGTCGAGACTATCCGTTACCAAGTCAAAGACCTTGTACATCAATTCCGGCTCTGCCTCCTTTTCCTGAAGTATGATGGTTATCTTGCCGCTCCCCTTCATCCATCCGGCTTCCGTATGCGCTGATCGACCGCACGGCATGACCATGACGCAGGCGTCCGCCCATTTCATAGCGTCAAAATCGCTATTGAATCCCCTAATCGCAATGGGATGTTCCAGGGCACTCCGGTATTCGGAGACCGTCCAATGTTTCCATTTTGGATCAATCTCTGACCATGAGAATCCCTTTTGTCCGGGTGCAGGGTTTTTAAAATCATATACTTCATGGCCGTCAGCCCTAAGGGCTGCCACCACTTCTTGCTGTTGTTCATTCCTCCAAGATGATGCGACGTAAATTTTCATATTGATTTTTTTAAAAGAAGCCCAGCATAGAAATGCAGGCCGTCGATGTTAAAATTGTATCCTTTTTTCCCCCGTCTCACAGCTGGGAGATATGCCGTCCTCTGCATATTTATAGACCACCGCGAGGAAGGGTCTTTATTTTTAGACCGCTTCGGCCTTTATCTTGAAACCTCGCCGGTTCAGTAGAATAACCATTGCCTCAGCCAGGCCCGCTCCGTAATTGCTACTATGGCTATACCAATCTGTTTGCCAAGAAAATTGGCCGTCATCGGCGGCTGGGTCATCTTCATCCGTTCCTTCAGTGTCTGGAGTTGTTATATACCAACCGTCATTGTCGATGTGGAATTCGCATTCCGGGTTAGCTTCGATGAAATCCGCCAGTCTTTCGGCGGCAGATATTTTATTCTTTTCCATTGGTGGTTATTTACAAATTGCCTATAATATAATCTCGGTAAAGCCTATTGAATTTCTTTGCTATTTCGGTCAGGCTTTCATAATTCAGTCTGATCGTATTGCCATCTTGTGACAAGGATATCGTATCGGAATACCATTCCAGAAGTACGGCCGGCTCGCCGACGCTACATTCCTCGCTGCCCTGCTGCCAATAGATAACATTATTTTTAGTTGCTGAATCGGTGATTGGTTTTGACATAATGTGTATTTTATTGTTTGGGATAATTTTTATCAATGGCGGACTTCAAAATGCCAAGTACCAGATATGGAGTGGATAAATCTTTCCCATTCTCATCTTTAGAAAGTCCGCCGTATGCCGTTTTAAGCTCATGTTCAACCGACTCAATGATTTTAGCAGGAATAGCCTCCCTCTCCTCCTGCGCCTTCGCCAGCTGATCAAGCAGGCCGTCTACTGATTTTTGAGACTTTTCGAAAAGTTTTTTGTAGTCTGCCAGTTCTTCCTGGCAGGAGGATAGTTGTTCTTGGAGGGCATTCCGCTGGTCCACGGTTTTGTATGCGAATTCAACAAAACTTTTGCGAGTAGGATTTTCAATATTCCGTATCACCTCCCAATACATCCGAATTGCGCCAGCTCGAAAAGCATCTTGCTCTGCCTTTATATGAGAGTAGTCGTCCTCATTGAACCGGAGCCAATGCATCATGTCATTTGGAAGTAATTCGCATTCTTCAGGCTCTTCCTCTCCTCGTGATATAAATGTTTCCGGACATTCCTCTTCTTTTATGTATTCTTCAGGCGTAATGGGTTCTGCTCCACAGTTGGGACATTTCCATTTCTCTTGCTTTTTTGGTTTGGGGGCTGACAGCCCATTCATGGCTTGATGGAAAACCTCCCGTATCTCTGCTGGGAATTCGCACCTGGTTGCCTTTATCTGGTTATAGAGGCTGTCTATTGTCTGACGGTGGATTTCTTCGGGGGAAGGGGATAGAGATTCGTCAAGCCAGCTAACAACGTATTCACCCATCTGAACGCCTTCCCACTCGTTCCCGTCCCACACCTTCGTTGTCCTATAGTCATAGCCGCCTTGTAAAGGGGTATGTACATATACAAAGCAGTTTAAGCGCTTTTCAGGGTTTCTATCGTTTGTTTTTATCCATGTAGGCATATAGTATTGTTTTATTTTATTGGTTATGAGTGTTGTACCATTTTATGAACTCGACCGCGGCCTGCCATACAGCTTGAATCTTTGTTCGTTCCTCATCCGCCCAAACTACTTCGACAATCGTATTTTCGCCGCCTTGGGAAATGATGCAGTAATTACATTCTATCGTAACAATAGGGTTGACTTCGCCGCGACCGTCCTCCATGGGAATTTTCTCAATCTTTTCTACTACCGGCATAAGCCAACCCCATTTTCTGTGATATTCCAACTGAATATCCCCATAGCAACCGACATTGATGGTAGGATGACGCGTATAACCGAAATCATATACATCCCAATTTGGTATTTCCCTGTACCCTTCAAATAGTGCGATCAGCCGATTACCTTCTACTATCTCTTTATCTTCCATATCTATGGGCTTTATTGGTTAAATTTTTTATTTATTCTTTCTAGGTCCTTCGCTATCTGCCATGCTCTGCGGATGCCTATTCGCTTCTTGTACAATCGATCCCAAAGAGTTATTTTCTCGCACCCTGCATAGGCATCCAAACAATAGAGAAAGCGAAGGAAGGTTCGTAGGCGTCTCATTATTGGTATTTTTAATATTCGACGTCTTTGTTCCAACAAATAATCTGTCCATGCCAGTCAGGAACAGGCTTCTTCCCTACCGGATTGAACCAGGCCAGCAAATCTTCAAAAGACAACCCGTCATTTGTAGCCATCTTTTCCAGCGCGCAAGTTTTCAGGGGCGATCCATGCAAATAGAATGACCGGTTGATCACCGATATTGGCCAAACCTTCTCCACCCTAATCGGGTCCGCAAACTGTATCTGAGGGCTCCTATATGCCTTTTGCGACCATACTCTAGGACTGAAATAGTCGCCTACTTTCCATCGTTCGCCGGCGCGGATCGTATGAACTTTAGGCACTCTTCCCTCTCTTTCGAAAAAAAAGTTCGCCCATTCATCTTTCAATAGTTCTGTATTTATTGCCTCAATACCTCCTTCCCAAATCTTTTCTACAAATCCGGTTGGTTGCCCCGCCTTCGGATGATATGACGGATAGATCCGGGAGAATGTTATTACCTTCATGATGCTGCCTTTTGATTGTTAAGAGACATGATACAAAAACCAGGATCAATGCCGAATTGTCCTCCCTGCAAGATGTAGGTCACCTCCCGTTCTACCTCGTATCCGGTATACCCTCTCGCTGCAGGGTCCCATTCTTTCAAGACAAGCACATCGCCGACCTTGAAGTCATGATCATTCTTCCGCACTTCGAAGTTCTTCTCACCCGTTAAGATCATCCGGAAGTACTCGGGCCAGGTTTTCAGGTTGATTCTTCTCATTTAATTTTTGGTTTAAAAGTTGAATTTCATTTCGCCAGGTCTCATCCGTTCGCATCAAGTCCAGAACGCTATCCCGCTGGTGTATAACTGAAGTATGATCCCGATAGCCAAATATTATTGAAATGTCTCGCTGACTAAGAAGCGTTCTATTCCAGAGTAAAAAACACAGTATCTTTTTAGGCTTGAATATTCTGTATTGCCGCCTGCAATGAACAATTTCATTAAGCGTTTTCCCAAAATGCTCACATACTATCCTTATGACCGTATCTCTTCCAACCGACGGATCCGGGGCCTTATCCTTGTTAAGGCGAGGCATATAATGCTCTGCCACGTAGTCTGCCATCCGTTCAGCCAATTCATCCGCCGAATAAAGGCGTTGGTATCGTTTTGTGTCTGATATAAAGAGTTCTCGATTCATTTAAATGATTTATAATATTCAATCATTTGCTCCTGCTGTTTGATCTTGCCGGCCACCACTGCCTGCATATATCCAGTCAGCCTGGGGATATACTTTTTGATTGAAGTCTCCCCATTCCGCATCTTCCATACCTTCAGCACACTTTCGTTAATGCCGGAGGCAATGTCCTTGTCGGTCAGACCAAAGTAATTCTTGAAGGCGTTCAGTTTTTCTGAAGTCCATTCCATAAGCTATTCCATATTGTTTTTTAGGTAGCCGGCTAAGGCCCCTCTCGTCTTGTTCTTTTCATCTTCGACGGAATCATGGACAAATCTGTCATTTACCGGGAGGGCCCGGTATTGGGCTTCTATTTCACTCCTGAAGCCCTTCATGTGCTCGTGTCGTTTTTGCCGATAAGTTTCGAAGAGTTCAAAAAATGTTGGTATATCCAAGCGATCATATATTTTGCCGCACTTTCCCGCCAGCAGATCACCCAGAAAGAGCAATACATCTTGTAGGCTCAAATTATCCTCATGTGACTGATCTATGATCATATCGGCGATCTCCACGACCTGCTCCTCATTCAATCCATTGCGGATATTGATGTTTCGAATGGCACTCCCGACCGATGCAGCCAGTGCTGTAAGAATGGCTGCTCGGCTTTCCGGCAGTTTCGCCAACTCCGGGATCCTATCTTCCATCGGTATTTCCAGTACCTTCTGGTAAGAAACCATTCCCCGATCCTTATACAGCGCCAACTCGGCTTTGATTTCGGCCGGCTTACCCGCCACCAGTACGTCTACGAATCGCTTCTTTGAGTTTTTCGTCATCGAGTTTTCCGTTTCCGGCCGCCTTTGGGGCAGGTTTTGATTGGTCGCCATGTAAAGCCTTTTGAATAATTTCCTGAATATGGGTTGAGATCGTTGTAAGCGATTTCTGAAAATAGAATGAGTTAGATGCGATAACGGCAGATATTTGCTCCCAAGCCTCCATGATCGCTGGAACGTGATGCTCCGGGGCGCCTCTCAGGTTCCCCCGCTGACAAAGAAATTTTGCAATGGAAAGGAGAGCACGGCTGTCGCGCTCTTTATTCTCAGGATAGTTCGGAAGCGCCGCCTTAAACGTATAAAGCATCTGCGGAATGAGAAGTTGCGCAGTCGCACCATTGTTATTATTTACTTCATCTTCTACTTCAACTTCATCTTCAGTATGAAGGGTTTGTTTTGGGATATCATTTGGGTTTATGCCTGGGTTACTATTTGGGTTTTTGTTGGCTTTTGGCCTGCCACCTTTCGATCCGTTCTGCGCCTGCTTCTTCCTGAAACTCAACATCTCTCCCCTTATCTCTTCCAGTCTTTCATTTTTTAGTTGCCCATCAACCTCAGTAAACTTTTTTGAAAGAACCCCCCAGTTTTTTTCTACTGATGGGGCAATTCTCGAAAGCCGATCAAAACCCAGAGGTAACCCAAACTTATCCCACTGGTGCATCAAAAGACGCATGTAAGCTCCAAACTCTTCGTCTGTCCAATCTCTGGTAGATCTGTCAATATCGTTATAGTAAAGGGGGAATATAGGGTTATTGGCCATGGCTTTTCATTTTTAGATCTTGGACGATATTGTGAAGCAGTTGTAGCCTTTCTTCATGGATAAAAACAATTTTATCAACCTTTCTATCCCTTAAGTTGAGACCAAAAACACCTAATTGAATTCTGTCATTATTATGAAAAAAGGCAGTAAGTATTACGATTTCTTTTGAATGCGAATGACCTTTAACTACCTTAACTGGCGGTTCAATTCCTTCTCGAATACAGCCTTCGGTTAAAAAATGGCAGTGTTCACAGTAGGTTGTAAGCGCCTCGTCAGGTGCCTCCCATGGCTCACCCTTGTATGATTTGTGGTGTACATGCAATGTTGCGTTCGTATCTCCGCAAAGTTGGCACGTCCAATTATCTCGATCCATTATTTGGAGGCGGCGCTTTTGCCAACGAGGGTCTTTAAGCTTCTCGGCGTAATTCATTCTTCAGCTTTTATAGGTTATTGGGTACGGATGGATTATTTAGCGGGCGTTGAACTTGTTGGACCTTCTTGCTTTGGCTTTCAAGTCTTCCAGGTTCTCGCGTATGTATTCTTTCATAGGTTCGGATATCTCGAAATTCTCATAGTAGTAGATCAGCGTTCCAGCCGGCACATTGGCCAGGGCAATGCCCTTATAAGAACCAAAGGGCATTAGGGTATTATGACCGTATTTAACCACGGTTGTTGATTTTTTTGTATAGCCTGGTAGCCTTGTCCAGCTCTGACCTCCATAGGTAATGGACCCTGTAGACCATAGGGTGCCCGAAGCTATTCTTGCCTTTCTTTTCCTTGAACCGGATTGCAAGTCCATGCTTGCGCTGCAGGTCGCTTAAACGGCTCCGAAATGAGTTAAAAGGCATCTGTCGCTCTGATATCTCCGTCTTTAAAATAAGCTCCCGCAGGATGGCGGCTTTTACTGTGCGGGGTTGGTCGAGTATGGTCATATTGGATTGGTTAAATATTTTGAAACATCGATATTCCATGTCGTTTTTCCGCCATTCCTTTCAGGGAAGTATTTTCCATCCTCTTTATCGTGACGGACATATTTGCAGAGGAAATCCACCTCGTCTTTTCTCTCTACTCGATAGATCACGCCCTCCACAGGATCGATGGCTCCATGTCCAGAATCTTGTATTTGAAGGATAGCTTCCTCCAAAGGATAAGCAGCGGCCTGCCATGCGATGACGCGCGGAATAGTAAAACCTGCCGGATAAACGCGTTTGAAAAATGATCTGTAGGATAATCGTTTGCTCCCGACCATCAGATCAAATGCAACGAATGGATCGTGAAAAAGCTCATAACGCGTTCCTATGGCCTGGGCGAGGAATTCGCCGATTAGCCTTTCGCCGGGATAAAGCAATCCGCTGAATTGATCCTCATGTTCCTTGACCCATGCAGCAAAAACGTGGTGTACCGGATACTCCGAAGACTTGGCAGGATAGCCGGCACGGCCCAAAGCAATTATTTCCCCTTCAATGTTCGCCACAGCGCAGCAGGAGCCGTCTAATTTCTCCTGTACGATAACCATATCATGCTTATCCCTAGTTTTCACAGTGGCGATATGGACCTGTCCGGGGCTGCAATGATGATCGGCGGGACCCAGCCGGCTACCCGGCAGATGGGGGATGGAGCCGTATGCTTTGTGTCCGAGGGGCTTTATTACTTGCTGGCCACTTGCCATGTTTATAGGTTTTAATGTTGAAAAAGCTGGTTAAGCGATCACATCAAAAAGAGTTGGTATTCTCCGCAAGCCTTCAGCTTCCTTTAGATAGAAGGCAGCGCACCCTGCGTACATTTCATTCAGTTCAGAAATAAATACCTTCCTGCCCTTCTTGATAGCCCTAAGACCTGTCGTTCCGATACCGCCGAAATAATCATCTATCCTTTCAAGGGGATTGGAATAAAGCTCTATGAGCCTATCAACCTGATCAAAGGGCATAGGACAAATGTGGTTTTGCTTTTTTCGCAGGCGTTGCTGCGAGTTAAGTCCGTGCATCCTGTTTACGTCGTTCCATATATAGCCTGTATTTGAGCGCAGCGGAAGCGTTGTGAATATTCTTGATAGTTTGTTGTTTTCATCCAATATTTGAAGTAGTTCTGCATGTTGATCCCGGTCGTAAATTGTGCCTGCGTTGAAGATATTCCACCAGGCGCGAACCTGCTTCATGCTCATGCTTTTCAGTTCTTCCGGCTGTAGGTATCGGTCACCAGACGACCGCCAGAAGGCGTCTGCATCAATTTGCCAGTCCGCTAAAGTGTAACCCTGATTGCCTTCGGCGAGAATGAGATCGTCAAACGCAAAATATTGGCTGCATTTAGGACAATCGCAGAGAACTGCGCCTTTCCGGATAAAGGCGTCATGCACATCCTCATGTCCACATAATGGGCATCGGGCCATATTGTGCGTGACAGGCGTGTCGGCGTATGCATTTGCGTTGCTGGTGGGAGCTTTCCGGAAAATCCAAATCTCTTCCGGTATCCCGCCGCCCATTTTTGTACTGTCTTTCTGAAGTTCCCCGTACGTAAGACGATAGGTCTGATTATTTTCCGCCACAACGTCAGTGGGCACATAGTGAAAACCCATTGTTTGAAATCCGTGTCTTTCAAAGCAATCACATGCCGCATGGGTGAAACGGTGAAATACACTGAACCCAAGGCCTGTAACAGATCCATAGTGAATGCGATTCTTTGTATGAATGGCGGCGATCCTGCCGGGCTTTAGGACGCGGAGCATTTCGGGTAGCAGATAATCCATCTGTCTAAAAAAATCCGCATTGCTCATGTTGTGCCCGAAATCATTATACTTGTCGCTATATTCATAGTGATTGCCGAAGGGAATTGAAGTCAAAATCATATCTGAGCTATTGTCGGGCACATTTCTGATCTCCAGGACGCTATCATTATTTATCAGCGTGTAGTCCTGGCCCTTCCATTCTTTGCGATTCGTTTTGAACGACCTTCTTTTTTCTTCAATAAATTTCGAATGGTCCAACCCGTAGGCCGAGATGATCTCCCGCATCTTTTCGCGCATGGTATTATGCTCGGCCCATTTTCTTTTCAGGTTCAATACGATATCGTACTCTTCGGGAGTATATAGCAGGAAAATATCCACAGCACCGTACGGGTTGTAAAACCGCCATATCCTTTTTATAGCCTGGTAGATATCATTGAAAGAGTCGTTGATCCCAACAAATACACACTTGTGGCAATGCTTTTGAAAATTGCACCCCACGCCCGATATTTCCGGCTTCGTGGCGAGATATTTTAATTCACCTTTTGTAAACTGAACAATACGCTTTTCCCTTATGATCCAATCCTGAGATCCGTAGATATCTCCATAAGAAATGCCGGCAAATTCGAAGGCATTACCTAACTCCTCGCGTTCCGCCTCCAGGTGATGCCAAAGGATGAAATGATCGTCCGGGTGTTCGCTGACGATCTCCAAGGCTTTATAAACCCTGGCGTCGATACTTTCTCGTTTTATCTTCGCCGCTTCAGAAAGACCGGACCGAGATTCAATAAATAGCCGCGCCTGCCCATCTTTCTCGGTACCAGCGTCCAGCGGCTTATCGGTTTTAACTTCCACCCAATGGAGGCGCAGTTCCGGCAACTCGAATCCGTGATAATCATATCCCAGGTCCTTAGGGCTGGTGATAGCAATACACCAGCTATGTACCCACAGCCAAAAGTCATGTTCGTGATGGGGATGAAGGGTAAGTTCACCCGCTTTGGTGCTATTCCGTTGAAAGAAGCGAGTCAAGATCTGACCCCTGTCACAGATGCCCAACACGTGCGCGTAATTGATAAGTTCAAGCGTCTCGTTGGGCGATGGCGTGGCCGTGGCGATATACTTGTATTTAACCCTGGAAAGTTGCTGTTTTATAGCCTCAGTCGTCTCACCGGCCATGTTCTTCACATAGTTCCCCTCGTCTAGCCACACAGCCGTAAATGCGCTGAAATCAAACCTCCCATCCCGGATTCGCTCATAATTCGTTACAACGATATCGCAGGGGCTTGAAAAAGCCTCTTCCTGGCAGGTGATGTAATCCACCTGCATATCCATTGCGGCAGCTTCTCCCACCTCTGGATCTTTGTCTACAAAAGTGTCCGCCGCCCCCAGCTCTGTTACAATCAGGCATTTGCCGCCAAATCGAGACTGCAGTACCCGCATGACTTCAATCCCGATCCGCGTCTTTCCCATGCCGGCGTCAGGGGCTACCAGAGCGGCGCCCAATTCAATCGCCCAGACAGCAATATCTTTTTGATCGGGCCTCAATGAGTGGTGCAGAATATCACGGTCTATGGCGATGCCGGATTTAACGGCTAATTTGATCTTGGATGTTAAAAATTCCTGATAGTCCATTCCTTTTAGATATTGTCTTAAGTGTGTATTATTTCAAACTCTCAATTCGTATAAACCAGCTGTTCTAATTTCTGGTAGAATTTCCTGCCGCGCTCCTCATCGGTAAGAAGCGGTGAAAGAACAAAAAACTTTTCTTTTATATCATCCCAGTCCGCCATGTTGGGCCAGTTTTCAACATTGGCCGGCTCCATCCGATCATGACATCCGCCAAACATTTTGCGTTCTACCCAGTTGAGGGGATGAAGGGCTACTGATTCGTAGTCTGCCTTTGGGAGTATATGCGCCGCGGACCCTCTGAAATGTTCGTCACTGTTCTTGTGACTGGGTTCGCCGCAACCGCACTGACAAGTACCCGTCATTTCCCGGCGTCGGGCTTTGAACCACTTTTCTTTTGCAGGATCTTCGCCGGCCAGGGCTTTCTTTTCTTCCGCCTTTCTAGCCTTCGTTTTGGCGGATTCTTTGGCAATGGGCTTCGGCGTAGGCTTTGCCTTTCGCTCTCTGGCCCTATTCAGGCGGTTCAATATGTCGGGATTTGAAATGCTCATATTCCTGCTTTAAAAGAAAGGGGACTAGCCCCTTTCATCAGTCAACTACTTTTTCCATAATCTTACTGTAGGGGTTGTATGAATTCTGTATGTAGAATTCGTAAATACCCTCGCCCAGCAAGTGCGATGCGTGGTCTGCAACTTTGACCTCATCTGTGCTGGTCCAGCACTTGGCGGAGAAGTCGCTCTCATGACAATGCTGCAGCCTTGCGCCATCTATGCCTATGGCCGCGATAATCTTCCCATCCACCTCAAATAGTTGAACATCTCCAGTGAGCACGTGTTGGTGCCCACTATGTTCACCATAAGCGATAGGCTTGTTTTCGATTTTCACAGCTTTGGCGGGAATAGAATCTATCTGCTTAAACTGGACGTCACCCTGGTGACCTTGTAACTTTTGCATATGATTGATTTAAAATTGAATAAACTTATGACCTCAGATCGAAGGCATAATCCTTCGGTGCGAAAGGAGATAGCGAAGCAATGGCTTCAATAGCGTCAGTGTGATGCGGTTCTACGCCCTGCAGGTATTGCGTGCCTGTCGAAGGACAAACCATTTTCACCCAAGCGAAAGGAACATTGCCAATCTCTTTGAACTTTTCTTTTGTTTTCAAAAGAATCACAGTTTCTACATCGCCGTTACGGTGCTTTATCTCCTTTTTATCAATCTCCGTGGCGCCGAGTAGATCCATCATTCTTTTTTGACCCAACACTTCATATATGCCGCCTTTTATTTCGCTATTCGGCTCCTTCAGAAATGCATCTCGCGTGATCATGCCCGCCTCTGCTTTTTCCCAAATCCAGGATGGCAAGGCGCGACCATTGATATAGTATTGGCAGTAGCCGTCCGCAAACGTGATTGCTGCTCCCGCCGGATTATGAAGCCGACCAGAAGCGTTTCGGACGATCTTCGTCGGTAAATCGCTGACGATACAGAAGCCTTTCAGCTGAATCATATCATAAATACCAGACCCAAGAAGCTCACGGAAGGAATTGAAATCCTTGTGGTTGATTACGCCTATCTGGCTAAAAAAATCATAAAAGGCCACCCATCCATAGTCCGAAATATTTCCATATGAGGAAAAAGATTCATACCCCACCTGCGACTCCACCTGCGAC